GTTGGCGGTGTTGGCGCCACGGGACCAGGGGGACCAACAGGAGCAACAGGAGCAACAGGAGCACAAGGCACAGCGGGTGGTGTTGGCGGCGTTGGCGCCACGGGGCCAACAGGGGCTTCGGGTGCGGTAGGAACAACCGGGGCCACGGGTGCGGCAATCACAGGCCCAACCGGGGCACTTGGAGGGACGGGGTCTGGTGGCCCAACCGGAGTAACAGGCCCGACGGGAGCGACGCCAGCAGGCGTTATGCTGCTCGGTGCCACCGGGCAAAATCTCAGTGGCGGGGTTTTCTCCACGCCCTTCCGCTACGCCACCGGCAATATCACGATCGATTTTTCGCTCAATCCGATCCAGTACGTCTATAACAACGCCGCGTTCACCATCACTGCGCCGTCAAACAGCGGGAGTTGTATTCTCACGATCGTGAACCTCGCGAGCGCGGGCGCGGTGACGTTCTCGGGATGGACCGTTGGTGCCGCTACGGGTGACGCGCTTGACACGACCAGCGGTCATAAATTCTCGCTGATGATGTGGGGAGTCACCGGAATCTACTCTTATAACGTCAAGGCGCTTCAGTAGAATGGCCAGCACATACCGACTCTATGTTGCCAAGACGATAGGCGACGGCAAGACGCCAGAAACCGCCTTCCGTCCCAAGGTGAGCGACTATCTTCCGATTGGGGACACTCAGTATTGGTCTTGGGCGAACGATACGCACAAGATGATGTTCTGCTTGGCTCTGTGTCCTACAGAGCTGCACGCGAAAATGTCAACTGATTCCGATATTACACCGCTGTCGCGAGAGCTCGCAGACGACAATGCGGTGCAGACTTATTTAAACTCGGCGATAGGCGGAGCACATCCTGAGACTATCGCGTTGGAGGAAAACGGCATTCCATGCGATTGGGTAAAACCCGAAACCACACATCGTGAATTATGGCGGTTCATCGCAGCGCGGCATTCGATCACACAACGGCTCTTTGGAAAGCGGCATCCTGATCTTGAATATTTAAAGAAGCCGCTGGATGACGTGGTGTATGAGGGCAGATTGCATAGGGAGCACCTGAAGACGCTAGTTGCAGTAGGAGGTCATGCGGACCTGCATTTCGGTCCGGTGAAGTTCTGATAGATGACAGATGTCACCGACAATTTCAACCGAGCCGACGGCAGTCTTGGGAGCAATTGGCTGAACACGCTGGATGTTAGCGGAACGCCGCTGGCAATCGCCAGCAACGCTGTAACGGCGCAGGGTGCGAATGTCGTGGCTTATTGGAACCCGGCCGTAAACACCTTCAGCGCTGATCAGCACGCGCAAGTTACATACGTCACCGCCAATTCGGGAAACTTCGGTGGAGTTCTCGTCCGCCATGATGTTACTGGTCACTCCAATTTCTATTTGTACTATGAAAATGGTCCGAACGACAATCTATATCGTTTTGACAGTGGAAGTTTTACCCAAATACACGGCACCTCGGGAGGCTCTGCTGTCGCCGGTGACGTGGTCAGGCTCGAAGTTGCGGGTACGACATTCACCATGAAGCGCAACGGAACTACCCGCACTACCCAGACGGACGCAACTTACAGCAGTGGTCAGCCCGGGCTTGGAGCATTCCAGGGCGGTGAAAAACTGGACGATTGGAGCGGTGGTCCCATCGTTGCTGCTGCTGCAAGTGTTTTTAACATTCACCCATTTGTCTAGGAGGGCACTATGGTCAGCCCGCTCGATACCGTCGCCGATTACGTCGCTGATGCGCGAACTCTGCTGCAGGATCTGATCCCGCCCTATCGGTACGACGATCCCTCACTGGTGACCGCGCTCAACGTCACCTTGCTGGAGGCTCGCCGGCTGCGCGCGGATCTATTCGTTTACCGACACGACAGGCAGGGGCACCACATGGACATGCCAAACTATGCAGGTGTGGATACGGAAAGGGTGCATATGGAGACCTCGTTCCGGTTGCCCGTGGTGTACGGGCTCGTTGGGCATGCGCTCGCGCGGGATCAGGACGATTACCAGGATGCGCGAGCAACTACGTTCCTGCAGATGTTCCAGTCGGCGCTGGTGGGATCGCCCACGACACCGCCGCAGGTTACTGGCGGAGGTAGGTGATGTCCCCTGACGTTGAGCACCTTTTCGATCAAGCGCGGGTGGAGCTGCCCGCCGCCTCGGACGCGGCAATCCAGCATAAGCTATTCGATGTGCTGCAGGAGTTCTTTAACGACTCGTCGTGGTGGATGGAGGACATTGCCGTCAACGTCATCCCGGACACTGTCGCCTATGACTTGGTTCCCTCGGACGGGCAGATCATCCGGCTGGCGGGCGTGGTGGATCAGAACATGATCCTGCAGCCGGCGATCATGCCGACGATCGGCACCATTCTCTTTCGTTCGCCCTACGCCAGTGCGGCTACCTTCACTGCGACGGTGGTTAAGAATGTGGTGCTGCCCACGGGCAAGGAATTTGTGCCGGTTCTGCCGGATGGTTTCCTGGCGGTCTGGGGGGTTGGCATCCTGGGCGGTTTGGTCGGTCATATGATGGAGCAGATGGGCAAGCCCTACGCGAATTTGGGCATTGCCAATTATCACCTATCCCGCTTTCGCAACGCGATCGCAGCCGCGCGCGTGGCCGCGCTGCGCCGCAATGCTTTCGGCGTGCAGGCATGGGCTTTCCCGCAAGACATTAAAATGCGCAGCCAGCGCGGTGGCATCAGCGTCGGAAATCAGGAAAGGTTTACCTGATGCGAGAGCGGTTTTTCAGCGTGCCAGAGGTGCCAATCTTTCAGGTGCAATCCGAGTGCGAGTACGGTCTGCTGGAGGAGAATTGTACGTTCTTGGTGGAATGTGATGATCCAATACTGGTTGTTGCCAGTACCCCTGCAGCAGACGACGCAGTGAGGTGACTGGATGCTGCTTGGTCGCTTCGTTCAACTGGTTGGCGCACGCGATCTCATCCGCGTCGATTATGCTCGCTGGCTGCTTACCGGAGAGGCCATCACCAATGTTGTATGCACGGTTGATCAGGGCACTGCTGCCGTTGATACGATCAAGATCGGTGCAGACAAGCAATCCGCGAGCTTCATCGTTGGCGGCGGCACGTTAGGAGATCAGTTCAACGTCATTATCCAAGCCACGACGACGCTGGGGCAGCGTCGTCTCGACCGGCTGGAAGTGTTCATAGAGACCAATGGCGGCCCGACGATCACCTCCGGTAACAGCGATCTGATGCTTTCGTTGGTGGGTCCAGGTGGACCCACCGGCCCGACAGGCTTGGGCGGTCCCGGTCCGACCGGTCCTGCTGGCGGTCCAACTGGCCCGACGGGCATTGGAGCAACGGGACCTGCGGGAACGCCGGGGACCCCGGGAACGACGGGGGCGACGGGGGCTTTTGTTACTGGTCCCACGGGCGCCACGGGATCTATCGGAAACACTGGTCCAGCGGGTGGCCCCACCGGCCCCACTGGGCCGTTGGGCACTACCGGTCCGGTTGGTGCCACAGGCAATCCCGGCGGTCCGACCGGCCCGACGGGAAGCACGGGGCTGCAGGGTCAGATCGGGCCGTCAGGTCCCACGGGGGCAGGACCCACGGGAGCCGGCGGGCCTATCGGCCCCACCGGACCAACAGGTGTTATTGGACCTACGGGACTAGTTGGCAGCATCGGCCCGGGCGGACCTACGGGAAGCACGGGGCCTGGAAACACGGGGCCAACTGGCAGCATAGGAGGAATAGGCGCCACAGGCCCTACTGGAAGCACTGGCACCACGGGTCCTGCAGGGACTGCATCCCTCACAGGCGCGACGGGAGGAATCGGGCCAACGGGTCCTGCCGGGTCAGTAGCCTTCTTCTTCATGTAGGAGGCGTGTCATTGCATTAGTGGACAATGCTTTCTACACGAACTTTGGGAACGGGTCATCCACTGGATGGTTTGGTGTAACCGCCTGGGCTACCGGTGCATCGAAAGTCTGTGGAAATATAATCCGCCAAGCGACGGTATCACCCGCACTTACGGAGCGCTGTTTTGTTTGTATAGCATCCACGGGTGGCACTGGCACCACGGGCGGAACGGAACCAACATGGAGCACCACAAGCAGAGGGCAGAAATTTACTGACAACACCGTAACGTGGCAGGAGGCTACGGGCGTAGCTGCTCTTAATGGTGATCTAACAAACACGCCAACATGGGCCACTGTTAAGAATACTGCTGTTACGCTCGGGCAGGTCATCCAAAATGTAGCTGGGACGCTCATTCTCATCTGCACGACTGCGGGCACGGCAGGCAACGGGGCAGAACCTTCTTGGGCCGCTTTCACGAATGCTGGGGCAACTACTGCCGACAACACTGTCACTTGGACGACCCTAGGAGCGAGCTTCTCTGCATGGGCAGCTCCGCACGCGAGACTGAATAATGCGACGGCTTCAACATGGGCGCAGGCCGGAAATTCCGTATTTTTCGGTGATAACTCGGCTGAGACCAATGCCGCGAGCGTCAATCTAAGCAATCAAGGAACTACCACCGCTCCCATTTCGGTCATTTGTGTTGACCACACGGTAGCCCCTCCAACTTCCTCAAATCTGAAAACAACGGGGACATGGTCGGTTACCGGCGCGTCCAACCTCGGGTTCAACGGCGGATATGCCTATTATTATGGGCTCACTTTTACGGCCGGCTCTGGTTCAAGCCAAGGTAACATTACTTTTGGTGCTGCTAATACTGCATTTGCCCAGAAAATGGAGAATTGTAGCGTGGTGTTGGGTGGAACCTCTGCCGCCTCGACAATGAATTTTGGCAATGGTTTTAATGCCACTCGACTCTGGTTTGTCAACACGACTGTCGGCTTTAACAATGTCAGTCAAGTTATTATCTCGAACATCAATGAATTTGTGTGGGAGAATACGCCATCTGCTCTTGTTGGTTCTGCGGTGCCTACAAACTTGTTCAGTACATCAACAGTTCTTGGGATACACACGATAAGGGGCGTTGATCTCAGCGCCGCAGGCAGTGGTAAAACCTTGGTGCGCAGTGGGGTGGGCATGCCAGGAACCTTCAATTTTATTGACTGTAGGCTTAATGCGTCAGTTACGGTGTCAGGCAATCCAAGCGTGATAGGAGGATATATAACGACTGTCATTCGATCCGACAGCAGCGGCACCAATTATCGGCACGAGAGGTACGCCTATGAGGCGACCCAGACTGTCGAGACTACAATTGTCAGGACAGGTGGCGCCGCTATAGAGGGTACGCCCTTAAGCTGGAAGATTGTCACGACTGCCAATTCTAAATGGCTATGGCCATATAAGAGCCCGTTCATGCTGGTGGAGAATAAATCCACCGCTACGAATGTTACCGTGACAGTTTTTGGAATATGGGGTGGCGGCGCTGTTCCAAACAACGACGACATCTGGATTGAAGCAGAATATCTGGGATCTGCTAGTTTTCCTCAAGGGTCCTTTATCAATTCAACCAAAGCGAATAATCTGGCGGCTGGATCAGCGCTTTCGTCGGACAGCTCGACCTGGGGCGGATCGACAACACCGTTCAAGATGAGCGTGACGCTTTCTTCTCCGCAACCTGCTCAAACCGGCCCGATCCACCTCCGTGTCTTGTGCGCCAAACCCTCCACTACGTGGTATATAGACCCTCAACCGGTCCTGTCCTGAGCTATTTAATGCAGCATTAACTGCGCTCGTTTATGGAGAAAACCATGCCGTCACAAGTTGCCGAAAATCGCCTCATCGAGCACGAGAAGGAGCAGCAAGTCTTTTTGGAGCAGCTCTACGAAGCCCGCGCCCCGAAGCCCGCGGGGGTGCCGCCGCAACCCGGGAAGCCTACACAGCGGCAACTGGAGCAGATCGAAGCGGAGCAGGAGGCCGGCCGCAGACGCACCAGGTTTTTCGAGGAGCAAGCGGCGGGACGACCGCAGCCGCCCCCTGACCCGAGCGAGGGCACGATGGTCCCGGTGTTCCGACCTCGCAACTACGTCCACGAAACCAAGGCGAAGGGGAAGTGACGTGTCCAATTGCGACTGCCCGGAGGTTGGTGATCGCGTTGATTTTGCCATCGCCCTCAACTGCACTTGGGCTGATGGATTCCAATTCGGCGACCCGGCAGACACCAGTTGGAATCTGACCGGGAAGACATTTGGAATGTCGGTCAAAGGGAGTGAGAATGACACGACACCCCTCCTTTCGATGACGACTGCCAACGGTCGTATTGTCATCACGGATGCAGTCGCGAGAGTGATTTTTTTCAACGTCAATCCAACCGATCTTTCAAACGCACTGGTGCCCGGCGATTACGTGTATGACCTGATCATGAGCAGCCCCGGCAGTCCGCCGGTCCTGGTGCCGATGTTTCGTGGCACCGTCTGCGTCCAGAGCGGGATTACCTAAGATGGCGGTCATCAATGTTATTCAGGGGCCGACGGGCGGGATAACGGCGATTTCCAGCACTCTACCTGGAGCCACCGGGCCGACCGGCCCGGGTGGGGGGCCAGCAGGCCCGACCGGACATATTGGAGCGACCGGGCCAGCGGGAAGCGCGGTCACCGGGCCAACGGGAGCCACTGGTCCCACGGGAGCTGGCGCGACCGGCCCCGCCGGCCCGCGGGGAAACACCGGACCTCCCGGAGTGGGCTCGACAGGAGCGACGGGAAAGGCAGGGAGCACAGGGCCGCAAGGATCGCAGGGACTTGGCATGGCGACGGCAGCCCAAGTTTCCTTCAATGCTGCCAACCCGACCATTACCAACGTCAGCACTACCGAAACTGCAATGGGCTTTAATCTTCAGATCCAGCCAGTCGTGACTGGAACCGTCTTTTTTATCTTTGCTGGGATGGTCCTCAATTCTACAGCGGTTGGCGACGGCACTACCATCAAGGCTTACAGCGGTATTGGGTCAGGACCAGCTGCAGGCGCTACTACAGGGTTTGGAACCGCTGTTGCCACGCCGCAGCACTTTATTGCGTCCACAACGGCTGGCCAGCAGGGATTTACGATAACCGGCGTTAGAACCAGCTTGACGGTGGGAGTGACCTATTATTTTGACTTGACGCTGCAAGCGGTGACGGCGGGCGGTTGCTCTATCAAAGATGTGCAGTTCGTGGCCATCGAGGTCTGAGATGGCGGCCATAAAGATTTTTAATTTTGGCGGGAGCTTGCCCGCCTATGAGGATCACCTTCTTCCAGACGGCCAGGCCACCATAGCCCGCGACTGTTACCTCTTGTCGGGCGCGCTCACGGGATGGCGGCAACCAAAACTGCTGCGGGCGCTTACCGATCCCACAGCAAAATACGCCTATCGCATTCCTAATCGCGATACCAACGACACCACCATCGATGCACCGGACTCCATTTGGCTGGAGTTTCCAGACATCGATACCAACGTCATTCCCACTCCCGTAGTGGATGATCAATTCAAGCGGTATTACATCGCCAGCGCGAGCGATCTGCCGAAATACAATACCTACGACGGCATCGTCGCAGGAAGTCCGCCTTGGCTGCTAGGTGTTCCAGCACCAACCGTGGCGCCAGATGTCCAAGTTACTGGCTCTGGCAGCCCGCCGGGCCTGATCGGCCCTATTCAAGGAGCAGGACCAGAATTTACGCCGGTAGGATTTCCAGCCAATACGATTGTTCTGACTCAGTACGAGTATAATGCTGGAACTGTTTTTGCTGTCAATATCGTCACCGGATTTCCGGCCCAGTCTGACGGAACGCCATTTCCCGGTTCCAATCCCGACCAAAGCCTGCAAATGAGAGCTGTCTTTTACAGCGACGATAATGGAGTGCCAGGAACCCTGCTTACACAGGGTCCTAGCATGGCCCCTGCCAGGTTTCCTGACGGTGCAGCCTTTACTGTCACAGATGATGGTCTGTTGGACATGGCTGGTGCTGACTTCACTATCAATTTTGACAATCCACCGACCATGAAGCCAGGCACGAAATACTGGGCTGGTCTAATGACCAACGTGGATATAGTCATGGAGCTTCCCCCGCCGGACAGCGTTAATTTTCCTGGTGTTAATTTGACGTGGTTTAATTCTGCGAGCTACAGCAATGGCGCACCTCCTATTTTTAATTTCTTCGCCGCCGGGGGTTACACGTCTGCATGCGTCGATATGGATCTCAGTGCTGGCAACTTTGCAGATGTCATTTCCGCACGAGCTTATGTCTACACTTGGGTTACCACTTACGGCGAGGAAGGACCGCCGAGTCCGCCGACGTTGGTCAACGGAACCTCGGGAGGCATCTGGAGCGTCAGCGTTACGCCGCCCGATCCGCTGGATCAGGGTACCAACAGGACCATCGAGACCACGCGGATATACCGGACAGTCAGTTCCACGACCGGGCAGACCACGTACTATCTGGTAGCAGAGATCCCAGCTACACAGACGGACTACACCGATGTGGTTCTCGACGATGTCATTGCGGTGCAGCCGCAGCTCGCAAGTTATTTCTGGTTTCCACCACCGGACGACTTGCAAGGAATAGTATCGGTCCCGAATGGCGTAACCGCCGGCTGGCGCGATAACGAGTTGTGGTTCTCCGAGGTTTACCGCCCCCACGCATGGCCGCCTGGCTATGTCCTCACCACGGAGTTTCCGATCGTCGGTCTTGGCGTGTGCGGTCAATCCATTGTCGTTTGCACGGAGGGTACTCCCTACGTGGTCAATGGCGTAGCGCCAGGGTCGATGTCGATGAGCAAGGTTCTGATACCGGAGCCTTGCGTCTCGCGCGGTTCCATTATCGGCAACGACATGGCCGCAATGTACCAGTCTCCGAATGGGATTATCGAGGTTCTACAGAGTGGCCAGGGGCAGAACATCACCGAGCAGTGGGTTCCGCGTCAGGATTGGCAGCAGCTCGTAACCGGGAAGGATAATCGCGCGATCCAACTGACCGTGTTTTATTTCAGTTTTTCACCGTCCACCGCAGATGGTTTTACTATTTCGACGGGAACCCAAATCACGCAAAATATGAATGGGTTTGTGGAATTATCGCCGCCCAATCCCGGATTGTCCGTTGACAACGTGCTGCACGATCCATGGACGGGAATTGGTATGCTCGTGCAAGCTGGCAGTATTTATTTTTACGATTACGCGGAACCGATGCCAACCATGGTCCCCTACAAGTGGCGATCAAAAACCTATCAGATGCTGGCAAAGCGTAATATGGCGGCCATGAAGGTTTTCTTCAGCGTACCTCCTGGCACGCCGCACAATCTGACACGCAATGTTGCCGCGCAACAGCCGACGCTCGACGCCGGACAATATGGGATTGTACGGGTCTACGCTGACGGCAATTTGCTCACAACGAGAGAGATATGGAGTAGTGGAGAACTACTGCGCATCAACTCGGGTGGAAAGTTCGAGGACTGGGCGTTCGAGATTGAATCACGTGTGACAATCAGCAACATTCAGTGCGCCGAGAGCGTCAAGGAGCTTGGGGGGATCTAAGGTTATTGCAATGGCCGAGCCCGTTCAAGTTAACGTCCCAGTAATACCGAAGTTGAGCACGAACGCATCAACTGTGGATATCGTGAATGCCATCAACCAAATTCAAAACACGCTTCTGCAGATATCAGGGCAGAAAATGCCGCTCAATAATTTATCCACCACTGTGGCGAACGGCGGAAACAATGGCAAAGGGGGTGTAAGCCAAGTTGGCGGTGCCACGATGGCAAAGGCCAACAATGCTCGTGCGGTCAACGCTGCTGGCCCAAATCCCAACAATCAGGCGCTCGGCCAGCGCAAGAGCGCCCTGTACCAGATCGAGCGAGTAACAGAGCAGGTTCGGTTGACCAACCCGAATGATGATACTCAGTGGGTTGACGTGGTGCGTATCAATAAGCTGGTCATGCGCAACGAGAACACCGGCGAGCTTTGGGTCTGGGAACGCTAGGCGTGGCTGATGATAATGTTCCCAGCAAGATTGTTGTAGGGCCAGGAGAGCCCTATCCCGCCTCCGGAAATACTCCATTCGACACCAGCGGGGCACCCTATAACGAGGACTTCCTCCAAATCATTACAGGCGTGAGCTGGATAACTGGCGGCGCAGGTGCGGGTGCAGGTGGAGGTGGTGTAGTCGTATCCGGTCCTTCCGCCTATTTTGCCGGGGATGATGGTAGCTATCTGGGATATTCACCGGATGGGGAAAATTGGACGCCTTTAGAGAACACTCTTATTAACGCGGGGAATATTTTTTGCGGGGGATGGTTCAGGCAGGGCTTTGTCGATACTGGAAGACCTGTGTGGTTGTTAGGTGGATATAGCCAGTATGGTACTCTAGGGGTTATCGTATATTCATTTAATGGTGGCGCGGATGGTGGCTTTTTTGCCACCCTGGACCCAGTTCCTTATGGATCGGTGGATGGCATGTCTTTCGACCCGGCCACGGGCTCCGTATATGCTCATTCCGCAACTTTCTTTGGGGATATATTGCAATATGTTTCACAGGATGGAGTCAATTGGACAGGAACCATTGTGTCGGATAACGACTTGAGGAAGATTTTGCCAGGTTCCAGGTCCCCGGGAACATCGAGAGCTAATGTTGCCTTTGGCGACGATCCGGCGCGAAACACTGATTTCATCAACATTTTTCAGGCATCCAGGTATCAAGCATATGGCATTGATAATTCTGGCAGCCAAATAGTTATCGAGTGTGCCCTCACGGTAGAACAAATAAGCCAGGGTAGGGTGCTTAGAAATGGCGTGCCTATTCCGTTTTTTGGTGATTCTAATGGTGTCGGAGCTGTGCTCAATAGCGTCAATTGTTGTGTATCAGATGGGCAACAGTTTTTCGTTTTAGGCGGCAGAGATGAAACCTCTACCATTTATAAAAATGCCGTAGCATGGTCCGATGACGGTGGAATTTCATGGACGTTGGTAACTGACGTTACATCTGTCAGTATTGCCTTCACACTTCGGGCCATAGCGGCTGGAGGAATCGCAGGCCTCCAACCCCAAGAGCCACAACCGTCCCGGCCGCCCGGGTTTCTGTCAGGACCAGCTAACTTTTTTGTGGGAGATGTTAGTTGTTTCCTGGGATACTCCCTCGACGGAAAGGCATGGACGCCTTTAGAGGCCACCATCCTCGGTACGGGGGGTACTGTTACGTGTGGCGGATGGTTTAGGGAGGGGTTTGTGCCTGAGGGCAGGCCCGTGTGGGTGCTCGGAGGATTCAAATCCCCAACGTCACCTGGGGCAGCTATTGTTTATTCACTGAATGGTGGTCAAGACGGCGGCTTTCTTGCCACACTGATCCCGCCGCCTTCGTCTATTATCAATTTTATTGGCTCTGTAGATGGCATGTCTTTTGATATGCAATCCAAGCAAGCATACGCGTCGCTGCCGGGAGGGCTGCAATATGCGTCAACTGATGGAATTACCTGGCGTGCAACGGGAGCAACTGGTGTGAAAGGAGTAATTTTACCGGGTTCAACGTCTCCGATAAACTTTAACATCAGCAGCGGCGGCGATCCAGAACAGGACACGGCAAACATTAACATTCTCCAAGCATCCCGGGACAGAGCTTATGGTTTCAACATTGATGATAATACTCCGATAGTTATATCGATTGATTACGTAAATGGCGATAAGATATTCCGAAACGGAGTACTTGTCGGCACAGATGTTTGTCCCTCACTAATAAGAGATGTTAGATGCTGTGCCTCTGATGGAAGAAAATTTTTCGTGGTGGGAGGATTGGGAGGGGGGGGAAGTGGAACCAATGTCAACTTTCCTTCGATTGCCTGGTCGGAGGACGGCGGCTTTACATGGAATGTCGCCTACAAGGTTACATCGGTGACCACTACCGACACGGTTACGGGCATAGCTGTTGGAACAATAGTGCCTGGATGATTTCAGTGCTGAAAATCCGTGATTAATACGGCTTAAACCTAGCCGGGATAGGCTCTCCACGCAGCAGGCACGGTCGCAGCAGCAGGTACGCAGATGGCTTTTAATTTTGGATCTATCGATACCATTGGGAGTCCAGCGCCGTACGTGCCGCCTACGCCGTTGACGCCTACGACTTCCACTGGCGTATCGACGGCCCCGCTGCCGGCGGCGGCCACCCCAACACTGCCAGGTGCAACCATTCCGTCGGCGCCAAAGGCATCGGCGCCGCTAATAGCCGTCCCCGGCCTCTCTACGAACCAACAGTCAGCGGCGCAGGATCAGCAAGCAGCTGCGGTGCAGCAGGCTTCATCACTGCAGCAGGCGATGTCGCAGCAGCAGGCGACATCGCAGCAGACGGCGGATGCGCTCGCCAACTCCACTTCGTTCATTCCCGATTACAGCCAGACCCCAATCCTGGAGTCGGTCGCCAATCAGGCGCAGGGCTACGCCCAGCCGATGATGGATTGGGCGACTCAGAATTACAACGCTCTCCAGGGCAACGTAAATCAGCTCTATAGTTTGGCGAACCAGCTCAATTCGCCCTACCACATCGCCTCTGACATGGGGCAGGCCGAGGCGGGGGTCACGCAAGCAACCCAAGCGGCATTATTGGCCGCCCAGCAGAGCCTCCAATCATACGGCATCGATCCATCGTCTGGTCGCAACCAGGAGCTGACGCAGGCCATGAATGTGCAGGGAGCGGCTGCGGCAGCGGGTGCAGGCAATCAGCAGCGCGTTGCTGATCAGCAGCAGTATCAGGCTGCTCTTGGCCAAGCCGTCAGTGCGCAGACCGGGGCATACAACGCTGGAACGCAGGCGATGGCGATGCCCAATCAATATCTGGGCACGGCAATCAAGCTGCCGTATTCGCCATTGGGAACAGCCTCGACAAGCACGAGCACGTCTCAAGGCACGTCAGATTCGAGTGGCATATCGCAGTCAACGGGTACATCGCAATCAACTGGGAGCAACCTGTCATCTGGGGGCGGGAGTTCGCAGGGTACCTCGACGTCATATAACCCGCCGAGCTTCGGCAGTTCTGGCTCTGGCAGTTCCGGCAGTTCCGGCGCAGGCACCAGCGGCCCCATTGCTAATGTGACTCCAGGCTTCAAGCAAAACACATTGGTGAACATGTCAGCCCGCGGCGGCCCGATCGAGGTCAACCCGGCCTACCAAGAAGGTGGTGACGTTTATGGTGGTGGCGGCGACTACAGCGCGTACTACGGCAGTGCAGGCGGCGGCGGTGGCGGCGGCGGTTATGGGAGCGGCTATACCGACTATAGCGGTGGTGGCTATGGGGACGGCAGCGCCCCTGGTTACGAGAACAACTACGGATTTGGGCAGGACAACTCCTCCCAACAACTACAGCCGTCGTTGCAGTCGACCTACGGGACAGACCCGATCGCCTATGGGCTGGGGTTGGCCAGCAACACGGCCTCCCAAGCCGGCATCAATCAAAGCCTTCTCTCCCAAGGTATGGGGGCCTCGGCTGGCAGCGCCGGGATCGATCCGAATATGCTCGCCGCAGGCATGGCGGCGGGCCAAGGTTTTCAGTCGGGCGGCGGGGTTGATGCATACGGTGAGCCCGATCCGTATGGAACAGCCGGACTTCAAGCTCAAGCCGAAGCTGCGGCACCCAGTTGGGGACCCCGCCCTGGCAGTCTTGAGGACAAACTCTACAAGCTCGGCCAGCAAATCGGCTCCGGTACTCCAGGAGCGACGATAGGTGGTGGTCACGGAGGCGGGGGCGGCGGCCGAGGAGGCGGTGGTGGCGGCCGAGGAGGCGGTGGCGGTCCGGCCCCCTTCCGTTATGTCCCGCTTCGCCCTGTCCCGCTCACGCCTACTCGCTTCTTCCAGGATGGTGGTGCGGCGGACGGCTACTACACAGACAGCGGACCAAATTATGGGCCGCCTCCTGGCAGCCTTGAGGACAGGCTCAACAAGCTAGACCAGCAAATCGGCTCTGGTACTCCTGGCTCAAAGATTGGCGGTGGCGGTGGTGGCGGTGGTGGCGGTGGACCACGTCCTCCCTCGGGAGCAGTAGTGGATGCTCGCAACCCAGCTCATCTGCAATCAGCGGGTCCGTTCCCGTGGCCAAATTGGCCAGGTCCGACCGATCCAAGATCAGCGTGGGCTGCGCAGGGCATCGGTGGAAGCCCAATGGCGGCGGCGGGAATGGGACCGCACATGCAAAGCGGTGGTTTCGTCCCGGTGCAGGTACCGATGCTACCGACGCACGTCGATCCCTCCCTTATCCGCGAGGGCCTGAAGGCGGCCCAGGAGCGCGGTATCACTGATCCGACGCAGGCGTTTCAATTTGCGCAGCAGCTGGCGCAGGCATTCACGCAGCAGCAATTGGCGCAGCAGCAGCAGGCGGGGCAGGCATTCGTGCAGCAGGCGGGGCAACAGGCTGTGACGGCGCAACGTGCGTCTGACGATCAATCTGTTGCTAGGGGTGCCGCTCCTACAGCTGCGGCTGCAGCCGCTCCTACCTATGGTGCCCCTAGCTATGGCGCTGCTGCCCCCACTCCGGGGCCTTTTCAGAGGGTTTACGACCCCAACGATCCCCGCATACTCAGGCCCAACCCCAACGATCCCCGCATACGCCCTGTACCAGGAAGTGTCGAAGACGTTGGATCTGGCAGCCCCATCATCCGCCGCGTACCCACGCCCGACCAAGTCGCGGCTACTAAGCCCAAGATGATCAGCAATGCGCCGGTGGATACTTCCAGTCCGAGCGAAATCCGAAGGAAGATGGGGCAAACCCCTGCTGGGCAAGACTGGCTTAAAGCGCATCCGCCAGCTGATAAGCCAGCAGCTTCCTGGGAAACTCCCCTCCCACGGCCTCGACCCAGTGACGCCCCTGGCGCTGATGCGTTGCCGCCCGATTCAGCACCGTCCTCATCTCCCGATTCAACACCGCCCCCATCTGACGTTGTTCCTATGCCACAACGGAGGCCATTTGATGCACCGCGCGGGCCTGCGCCCCGTTCTCCAACGATGGAAGAATGGCGACAACAAAACCCGCTAGAGCAAATTCCGCCAGAACTACAGAACCCCGATCCTAATCTGTTCCGCGGTGAGCTTGCTCCCTCCTACAACACGGCGAGCTACGCTGCTCGCGGCGGACCCATACCAGGCGGCTACTATCAGCAAGGCGGCGGCATCGTCCCGCCGGGATTGAGCCCCTCTGGTGGCATGCGAACGGACGATGTACCAGCCGTCATCAATCAGACCGGCGGGATGGCACGGTTAAACGCGAATGAGTTTGTGATCCCGAGAGATGTGGCCCTCTGGAAAGGACAGGAATTTTTCCAAAATCTGATCAAAAAGTCGCGTCAAACAAAAGCTGGCGCTCCGGCCAGGCCGCAAATGGCCCAAGCGAGGGTGTGATGGCAAAAGTAAAAAAGACCGGCATGTATCAAGCGGGCGGGGCTGTTGCACGTAAAGCGCCGCCTTGGCGGCAAGACTTGCAACGCATTCCGTCTGACTTGGGACCTACGGCGGTTATGGACCCATCAGACCCGTCCAAGGGGGAGCTGCAAATAGCACCTTCAGATCTTGGCGAGACGTCGCGAGCTATTCCTCCGACTGGGGAGATGCCGCGAAGACCTTCTTGGGACCAGAGTTTTCAGATAGGCGGCTCCGTGGGTGGCTTGGGTGTAGATCCGAGCGCTCGTCCACCGAGCACAGATCGCAGAAGGGCGCTCGCAACGGTCCATGACGTTATACACCATGGCCATTATTTGTTTGGCCTGACCGGTCCGGGGACACGTCATCCTTCGCGCTCGCCGTTGCACCGCCGAAAAGCGTTAGCTTATCAATATGGCGGTGACATTCCTGAAGACGTTCAAGACCCAGTGGCAGGGCCACAGCCTCCGCCTCCACCCCCAGCCGTCGTCCCACCACCTGCTCAGGTACCGACGCCCCCCGCTGAGAGCAACCCGTGGTTGGAGACGGGTTATGCTGGGCAACCTGATGCGCCAGCGCCGACACTGGAACAATTGAAGGAACGAGCGCGAAATGTGAACCCCCGCACAAGGGCTACAGGGTCGCTTGAGTCGATCGCCGATGAACCTTTGTCGAAGGTGGTACCTGGCGAGTACGAGGGTAGGCCGTCCGAGGGAGCTGTGTCCGCAGGACAACCCACTCAAGAACGTCCAAGCGGGGGAGGATTTTTCAATTTATTAGGGTGGGCAGGCGGCGCGGGTGGTGACAAGGAGTTGCTCAAAACACGCGATGAATCTCTCAAGATGAATAATCCAAACGCCGACGCTGCAGACCTTATTGCCCATATCACAAGACAAGACACCGGACCTGGCGGGCAACGTGTTCTAGGTGACGCAGCTAATACGCCGGAGGGATTGGCCAGGGGCGTAAGTGGCTATCAGGCCCTCAAAGACCTGGAGATGAAGACGAGGAAATCTGCCCAAGCAGCGTTGCAGCAGGATCACCTCGATAACGCTGCTGAGCTTTTTAACAAAGCGCAGAACATGGTGCCGGATAGTTTCAAGACGACAGCTAAGGTTCTTCCAGACAATCGCTTCCAAATAACCAGAGAGGACAGGCTCAATGGCCCTGACCCCCAGACGGGCCAGTATCCTACAACAACGCATATTCTGAACAAGCACCAGATGTACGCATTCATGCATGGAAGGCTCTCGGAGATAGATCATCAAACCCTGAATCGCGACCAGATAAACGATAATCTAAGAAAGCTGGCGGCAATGGATGTGCCAAACATGCCGGGACAGCCATACGGTGCTGCGGGGGCGCGGCCGTATGAGATTTCACGCGGACGCTACGTGATCGGTAAACCGGAGGAATTTACACCGGAACAATTACGCGGAGCGGCTGTGCGCGAGCAGTTTAGGGGTCTTCCCACCTTAAACCCGTACAGTCCGGCTAGCATGCAGCGGGAGAAGGAAATATCTGGAGCTATATTCCCCCAAAAACAAAGAGCAGCGATAGAGCCGGATCATGAGACGGCACTCCTGCAGCACTACGACAGGATTAGGAAACAGGCCGCATCCGCAGAGGGCGGCCCTCCCCCAAGCGACGAATTGACTGCTGCGGTTAACGCCATTTATGCACGCCACGCGCCCGGTGGGGCTGCTGCACGCCCAGCTGCAGCACCAGCAGCTGCAGCACCAGCAGCCGCGGCACCTGCCGGCGCTGGACTCACGCCGCTCGTAAATCAAAGGCGTCCGCATCAGGGTGGCGGAGATGCGGTTGAGGACATATGGGACGGTTCAAAATGGGTGCCACTGAAGAAAGCTCCATGATCGATGCCGCGCTCTGTCTTCGCTCAACGTGTACCCGGAGACATCGTAATCAATCGCGTCCTGCAGGATCCCTACGTCCGAGCAACGATCGCTAATCCAAAGTTTACGCACAATTTCGACGTGCCATACGGGGCCGGTCCAAACAAAACGAAGGATGGCGTTGTCAATATCGACCGCCACGTTCCTCAGGTAGATGTGATCAATGGCCGAAGATACGACCCGGCCAGGCCGACGGCCATTCACGAAATTGTAGAACAGCATATTGCCGATCAGTTGCAAGAGGGGCACGCCCACGCTGGAAACCAGATTTACGAAATGGCGCATCACGCCGCAGAGCGGGCCGAGCGCATGTGGGTGGAGAAGCATCTCGGACCAACCGCCTGGGGGCCATATCAGCAGCACTGGGCGCAATGGCTTGCCCCGATCGAGCACGAGAACCCGCCCAACCCGCCGCCCAATCTGGACTTGTATCCCTATCCGCACCGCAACGTGCATGATGCTCCAAGGACGCGGGAGACCGAGCCGGTCTTTGCGCGTGCCGAGCGCCGGATCGGGGTTGCACCTACCCCGCGCTATCAGAATGGCGGCGCCGTTGCTTACCAGGCGGGTGGAGAGGTCGAAGAGGAAGAGCAGCCGGAGCGCATGGTTGCAGCTCCGACGCTGATAGGAACCTCAGGCACTGGAGCTGCGACAGGGGGCGGCGGATTTCAAGTCCCGCCCGGCTATGAAATTTCCCCTCCAGAACGCGAAACGGCGAGGCAACCTCGATTTCAGATTCCGCCCGGATACGAGATTGCTTCCCCGGAGAAAGGCGCAGGCGGCTTTCGGATTCCACCCGGCTATGAGATCGCTGAAGAGAAGCGGCCGAAAGACGAGGGTGCCGCCGGTACTGTGCTGCGCGAGACTGCGCACGAGGCCGTGCCGTTGGCGGCCGGTGTAGGAACTGCCGCGCTTACTGGCGCGGGATTGGGCATGCTTGGCGCGGGTCCAATCGGAGGATTTGTTGGCGCCATTGGTGGTGGCATTGCAGGCGGCATTGCAGCCTCCGGCCTGCAGGAGTGGGCGCTCAAGAAGCTCGGTCTTAACGATGAGGAGCAGCGCGCCGTCAACCGTGAGGCACATCCGTATGCCGCACTGGCGGGCGAGGCTGCGTTGCCCGCTCTGTTCGGCCGACCGTCTGCTTTCTGGAAAGCGGGGGCAGCAGGAACACGATTGATGGAGAGCCCGCGCGTACAGGCAGCCGCAGGAGCGCTGCTGGGCGGTGGCTTGGAAGCGGGCCAAGAGTACCTGAAGGTCAGGACTTCGATCCGAAGCAGATTGCCGCTCAGGCAGCCTCGATGGGTGTTTTCAGCGGTGCGCCTACGAGGCTGGGGCGCGCCTTGATGGAGCCTGCGGCGGCGGCAGGGGAGCGGATAGGGGCACGGTTTCGTCCACCGGAAGAGCCGCTACCGGGCGGTAAAGCTGCACAGGCGGCGGGAACGCGCGATGCTGCGGAACCAGCCCTCCCTGGTGGAGGCGCACCACAAACGCCACCACAAGAAGGCCAGCCATCGCCCAATATAGCGACCCGTGGCGCGTCTGAGTCAGCGGTGAACGCCGACAAGAATGCTGGAAGGACAGATCAGGACTATAGCAAGGACCGAACGCAGGCCAGGACAGAGGAGGTAACGACAGCAGGCGATGTTGCTCCCGATGTGCGCGCGGCAATGGATGCGGCCCAACCTGAAGCTCGCCCAACTCCTCCGCCGCCGGAGCCTCCACCGGAGCCGCCCGGCCCTGCAACGAGCCGGCTAAACGCAGAATTTCCCGTCATCCCGAATGCCGCAGCCCAGGCGAGGCCGCTGGGAGAACCGGCAACCTTCCCACGGCGCCCTGAGCCACCACCGGCCGTTCCAAGCCCGATAGATACAGTGATTGCTCGCGCGAGAGCGCGTGAAGAAGCCGCGCGGGCACCGGAAGCAGCCGCTGCTCGCGCTCCAGACGAGACAATCAAAGGTCCGGAATTTTTCGTCAACAAGGTGCTGGGCAAAAAGCAATGGCAGATTGTCGATGATGAGGGCAACAACAGAGGGAAGACGTTTCCCAACGAAAAATCAGCGCTTGGGCAGGCAGATAAGTGGAAGACCAATCCAGATGCTGCCCCCGAGGGGAAAGCGCCGCGAGCACCAAGAGCGCCTGCCGTCTACAAACGATTGAACCTGTGGCAGTTCATTGCCTCCAAGGGCGGCATCAGCGCAGATGAGCCAAGGCTTTCTGATGTGCGGCAAGCTATTGGAGGAGGATTTGTCCCCGGGTTTGGCGCGCTCATTCGGAAGAAAGGCGAGGGTGGCCTGACCCTCGATAAGCTGGTTCGTGCCGCTATTGAGAGCCGCCATATCAACGACCCTGCCGCTCTTGGTTTAACCCAAGGGCCAGCCAGAGCTGGCGAAAATGCGCTGCTTGAGGCGCTCCCGGGTGGGCGCGATGTTTTCCCAAATGCAGGGATCAGGGAGCCTGCTGGCCCCACTGGCCGCGATATCCAGGAGCAGCAGGAACTGCCCCAGGCGACGGAAGCGGTTCTGAAACTATTGCGGGACACGGAATATCAAGGAAAGCCTAATCCTCAAGATGTGGAGCGCGCAGCTAAGCTTGTTGTGAGCGAGGAGCTCGACCCGGAGAGTGCCTGGGAACGCGCTGTCATGGCAGACAATCGGGAGAAAGGTCTAGCCAGGCCAGAAGACGACGAATACTATCGCGACTTCGAGGGATTTGATGATGCTGCTGAACGCAGGCCAGCATATCCGCCTGGCGAGCCTGCACCGGGAGCGGGCGAAGAAAGAGCCGGACCCGGAGCGCAAGAAGCTTTACCTGGAGGCGGCGAGCAAGCACGTCCACCTATCGAAGCTCGCGCTCCGACGACCGAGCAAACTCCACAGGGAGAGCAATTCGTCCTCCCCGGCGCGGAACGCATCTCGGACGCCGAGCTAGTCCAACGCCGTGCCGACGAACGGCTGAGGCCCACAGCAGACCAGCGCCCGGCCGATGAGGGCTTGTTTGGCGAACGCGCCCAGCAAACTGATTTAAGCGAACGTCAAGCCGGCGAGCGAGGGCAGATAGAGGCCGAAGCCGCGCGCTACGGGGGATCAGAAAAGGCCGCTGAAGCTATCACCCGCCGGATTGGCGAGCGGGTAACCCAGATAGAGCGGGGCACCATACCGGAGCGCGAGTTGCCGCCCGAGCGCATGGGCCGCGTCGAGACCTTGGGCATGGCGCGTGGACCGCGCCGTCCCATGCCGCCCGACTCCGAGCCCGCGCCGCCACCCGGGGGTGGTGGAGCAGCGCCGGGAACACCCACAACAGTAGCCGCTGCACAAGCGGCTATTCTTGGACGCGTCGCGCAGAAACCATCATGGCTAAGCCGCATACCCAAGACCTGGGATGAGGCCAAAGCTGGGTGGAGGCGATTCTATGAAGACGCGAAGAATGATCTCGATCCGCTCGAACAACTTGAAAAGCAAGGGCCGCCTCTTACACCGCAAGAAAGCTTTTATACGCTCGCACGCCTGACTAGAGGCCTCGCTGGGCGCGTTCGCCAGCAATTGGAATTGGGCACCTACGATATCAAAACCGGGCAGGGGAATGGCATCTCGCTCGATAAGGTTCTCGCACCGGTCGAGAAGGACCCGGAGGGCTTCACCGCTTATGCGCTGGCCAAGCACGCGATCGAACTGGAACAGCGCGGTATCAACAGCGGGATACCAATGCCTGAAGCAAATGCCATGATGGCCAGGGCAGGGGAGTTCGAGCCGGTTCTCCGCGAGCTTGTAGGCTTTCAGGACCGCGTCCTCGACAACATGACGGACATCGTTGGTGCCAAGGGCATCCAGGCAATGCGGGCACTGAACAAGTCATATGTGCCGTTTTATCGGATGCTCGATCCAAAAAGCGAATTGGGTCAACAGCTCGGGGTAGGCAGGGATCTGAAAGTCAGAGATCCGATATACGAGATCAAAGGATCTGACCGTCCGGTATTCGATCCGATCGATTCCATCGTCAAGAACACTTACCTTTTTACAGGTCTCGCCGAGCGCAATCGCGTCCTGCAGGCATTGGAGAAATGGGACCTCAGCCGTCCTGAGGGAGATCGATTCCTGACGCGTTCCAAGGATGTCCATCCGATCACGGTGACGCCGGAGGAAATAAATCGGTTCATGAAGCAGCAGGGCATTCCGGCGTCGGTCGCGGATACCATGCAGATTTTCCGGCCTGACCTGTTTAATCCAAAGGATGATAAGATCAGGGTTTTCAACGACGGCAAAGCAAAAATCTACGACGCTCCTCCAGCAGTTGCTCGCGCAATAAACGGCATGAATCGCGACTCACTCAATATGCTTACCAGGATTCTTGCAACGCCAGCGAGGATGCTGCGAGCTGGAGCGGTGTTGTCGCCCGAGTTCATATTGCGCAATCCGATACGTGATCAGTTCTCTGCACTCGCCTTCTCCAAATACGGATATGTCCCAGTTTACGACATGGTCAAAGGACTAGGCGGCCTGTTGAAGAAGGACGCCGATTACCAGAATTGGATGACACACGGTGGGGCCAATGCCAATCTGGTTTCGCTCGACCGCAGCTACATCAGCCAAAATCCCAAAGACTTTGTTGGCAAGCTGAAGAACGTCGTCACCAACCCGCTAGAGTCGTTGCGGATGATATCCGAGTTGATGGAGAACTCGACACGGCTGGGTATTTTTAAGCGCGCCATCGAAGCTGGCGCATCTCCAACGGAGGCGGCGTTCCAATCACGCGAAGGAACGCTCGACTTTGCGCGTCTCGGTGCGAAGACCCAGGCAATTAACTCAATTATTCCATTCTTCAATGCGCAGGTAGAAGGCGTCGATCGCGCCGCGCGCGCTTTTCGCGACAATCGAACCAAGTTTCTGGCCACGGTCGGTATGTCGATCACGATGCCTTCCGTTCTGCTGTGGATGGCTAATAAAGACGACCCACGCTGGAAGGAGTTGCCGGAGTGGCAGAAAGACTTGTTCTGGATAATTCCTACGGACAAGTGGGTTCCCATGAATGCTACTGATGCCGGCAAGGTGGGCACCGCCTACAAGCGGCAGCTCCCGAACGGTCAGTGGCAACGCAACGACGGTACGATTTGGCGCATCCCGAAGCCATTTGAGTTGGGCGTGCTATTTGGTTCCGTCCCCGAGCGTGTTCTCGACGCGTTCTTTACCGACAATCCGCACGCCTTCAAGGATCTGCATAAATCGGTGGGTCAGGCGCTGTTCCCAGGTTTTCTGCCACAGGCCGCCGCCCCATTGATTGAGCAATTCGCTAACCGCTCAATGTTTCTCGATCGGCCACTGGTACCGAAATATCTCGAAGGTCTGCAACCGAAGTATCAAGCAACGCCCTACACAAGTGAAACGGCCAAGGTTATCGGCAATCTTATCTCCAACATTCCGGGGGCTGGATCGTTTGCATCGCCGGCCATCATCGATAACTACATCCGGCAGTGGAGCGGTGGTCTGGGACAGCACGTTACCAGCTTGCTCGACAAAAGCCTTCAGGCCAGTGGCGTCACGCTGCCGAAGGTCGAGCCGACGCCAACACTTGCCGACATGCCCGGCATCAAGGCGTTCGTCGCACGCTTTCCCAGCGCCTCGGTGCAGAGCGTCCAGGACTTCTACGACACCTACGACGAGCGCAAGAAAACCAAGACTACGGCCGACTACATGCAGAAACACGGCCAACCCACAGTAGCTCAGGCATTACGGGAAGCCAATTCAGTGACAGTGGCGGAGCCGATCCACAAGGCCCTCGGCGCCCAGTTCAAGGCGATCCGCAACATTTACGAAGACCCGAAGATGTCTGCGGACGACAAACGACAAAACATCGATCTGATATATTTGCAGGCAATGGAGATCGCCAAGCGTGGCAATGCGATCTTCGATCGGACTAGGCGAGCTAATCCGTGAAATTTAGGAACGACGCCGATGGCTGACAAACCCAAGCCTGAACTAAAAACGACGGCCCCGGCGACGTACCCGTACAAGTTCGATCAATTCTATCCGGGGGGGCCGGCCCAACAAATTTTGGACTGGTTTGCTATCTCCCGTCCTCAAGGGCCTGCCGGGCCTGCCTTTCCCAGCACTCCAACCGGCGGCGAGGGCGTTCAAGGCCCCCAAGGACCCCAAGGCATTGCTGGCCCCGCCGGACCTGAAGGTCCTCAAGGCGTTCCCGGCCCAGCGGGTGCAACCGGGCCGCAAGGCGTGGCTGGTGCCAACGGCCCCGCAGGCCCACAGGGCGACGCAGGCTCTCCCGGTGTTGGCGTTACTGGACCGGTAGGGCCGGCTGGCCAGGATGGAGCGCAAGGCGCGGTTGGAGGCCAGGGGCCGCAAGGGTTACCTGGGGCGCAAGGCCCAGCCGGAGGTGCCGGCCCTGCAGGTGCCACTGGTCCAGCTGGCCAGACTGTCACGATTATTGGGAGCTTTACAAACAAGACGCCGGCCGATCTGCCGCCGTCTGGGTACGTCCCGGCCGACTGGGATTCACCGGGTAACCCGCCGGCCGGCAATCAAATGGCGAACGGCCAGGGTCTGCTCTACACGGTCACTCAGGAAGTTTGTTTGTGGGTTGGCGCCACGCTCACCCCATCGGGCTGGGTGCTTCTGGGCGACGTGCAAGGTCCAGTTGGCCCGCAAGGGCCGGCTGGAGTTATGGGGCCGCAAGGCTTGCAAGGTCCGGCCGGCGCGGACGGCGCTACGGGAGCGCAAGGGCTGGCGGGTGCCGCAGGTCCGCAGGGACCGGCGGGAGTTGCTGGGGACGTAGGTGCCCCAGGTGCTGCGGGACCTCCTGGCGCGACCGGGCTACAGGGCGCGGCTGGCCCTCAAGGGGGTAAGGGTGATCAGGGAACTCCCGGGGCGCAAGGCGCCATCGGCCCCGCAGGCGCTCAAGGCGTTCAAGGTCCAGCGGGGGCCACTGGCCCAGCAGGATCTATTGGCCCGACCGGTACAGCCGGCACTCCAGGGACGGTCGGCATTCAAGGACCAGCAGGGGCTACCGGACCAACTGGACCCAACGCGGTTTCCGCCAATGCGAACAACACGGCAGTCCTCGGCACCGACAAGCTGGTCTTCGTTCCGCACGACGCTTCGCTTGTACCGCTCGCTGGCGGCAGCATGTCCGGCGTGCTCAATCTCAAGGGCACGGTTGCGGCAGACAACGCGGCTGCGGGTGTGGTGGGCGAGCAGCTCTCCGCCAACAACACGGCCGGCGTTGCGCTCACAACGGCCGTTACGGCGAACGTCGCGACACTGGCTCTTACTGCGGGCGACTGGTCTGTCTCGGGCGTTGTCGTTTTCACGAGCGCAGCTAACACCGTCCCGACAATGCTTGCCGCTGCTGTTTCCATCACCTCCGCAACTTTACCTACCGCTGCGCAGATTGCGGGAGGAACGGGCAATATGACACAATACAGCCTGGGGTTTGCCAAGGGCACCGTGCAAATCATGCAAGCCGGCATTTGTCGCGTTAATGTCAGCGCGGCCACTAACGTCTTTCTGGCGGGGCAGTCGGCATTCTCGGGCGGAACATTAAGTGCGACCGGGTACATTTCCGCCAGACGAGTTAGATGAGAGCCATGCCATTTCAGAAAAAAGGCCAAGGCGACTACGTCGGCCCGAGCGGCAAGCACTTCAATCTAGCGCAGGTCCGACTTTACTACGCAGGCGGGGGAAAATTTCCAGGCCAGAAAGGAGACAAGATGAAATACGCAGCAGGCGGCCAAGTGCATAGCGATGAGGCCGAAGACCGCAAGCTCTTCGGCAAGATGATTCGCGAATACGAATCGCGTGAGGACGCCAAGGGCAAGGGCGCAAAGACCGCAAGCTATGCTGCCGGCGGCGCCGTGCTGGCGCACTCCGGCGACTTCTTCAAAACGCCAGATACGTTCCGAACGGACAAGCAGAAGCAGGATTACAGCGACAAGGGCGGTGAGAAAGCGCAGGCCAAGCCCAAATCAGAGGTCAAGCAGAACAAGCCTCGAAGCTAGAGGCGCAAACTGCGCCTCAGTTTCTTCACGGTTTTGATGTTGTCCGGCAGCAGCTTTTCCACAAGCTCCCGGTGATCATCTAACAACTTTTTTCTGGACGTCACATTCGCTTCAACGTGGCTCGCAACCCACATGGAGAGCGCATCCGCAAGGGCGATGCCTTGCACAAAGGGATGATTGGCATAGAGCACGTTGTAGAGTTCACGGGCAAGCTCCAGCCCCGCACGCATGACATCCTCCTGGGTTACGGCGGCGATCTCCTCCGTGGTCCATAGGACTGGTTTTTTCATTGTGCATATACCGGTCGAGGTCGCGATCGAATAAGCCCCGGGGGTGAGCCCCGGGGCCTTCGCGATCGCGTTAGGCTACGCGCCTGGGAGTGGCAGGCACGCGCACACCCGACTTCTCCATGAAGGTGAGTAGCACCGAGTACGCCTCAAGGACGGTATCGCGGGCCGCCTCGTTGCTGCTAGCGGCGTCGAGATCATTAAGTGACGCAGCTTTGCCGGAGACAACCAAGTTTTCCAAATCCTTGTAGAACTTGGAGTTGCGGCTTGGAGTGGATTTGTCCACCTCTTTTCGAGCCTTCTCGAAGGCTTCCTCGGCGGCCTCGTCACTGAATAGATCACGAGCTTTTTTCTTTGCCAAAATCAACGGCAGAACCCGCACATCCTCCGCCTTCGGGATACGCTTTTCACCGACCCAACGACAGAAGTCGTCATCCCAGTCCGAACCACCCTTCTTGTGACGCTCATAGAAGTCCTTGACCTTGAGCATCTCAGCGAAGAACGACCACTTGCCCTCGGCATCCTTGGCATACTTGCCGCCGTCACACCTTTTGAAGTGCTCCAGAAGGCCATACGATTCTGCCGACTTTTTGATTGATGGTGCTCCCATGTGCAGAGTATTGACCAGTTCGCTTTCTGGGATGCGCAGTACGTTGATCATATACCAGATATGGCCCGCCTTTTCGTGGGCATCCCATTTGATCTTTCCGGCGACATGATACGACGCCATGAGAACCGCTTGCTGCTCGGCCGTGGTTTGCTCCGGCAACACCTTGGCCGGGATATAGGAGTAGTTGGGATTGTCGGGATGCTTTTCTTGTAAGTCCTGCATCACGGCTGTGCGGCGGTTGCCCTCGACCACAACCCATCCCTGACTATCCGGCAGGGCCTTGACGTAGATTGCTTCAAGAACACCCTTCTCTGCGATGTCCTTCAAGAGCCAATTTGTATCCGGTTCCTTGAACAGCAACTCCTTGTCCGACTTGTCGGGGAAGAGTTGCTTTTGGTATTTAAGTCGGGGGTTCTCCGTGTCGAAGCGGACCTTGTTTGTCGGAACCTTGGTGTGCTGGATTTTCAGCGGTGGCGGCTTGTGCAGCATGATCTCTTCAAAGATTTGCTGCTTGTTTCCGCCTTGGTTCATAGTCATCTAGATTTACTCCTTGGATAAAGCCGACCTCTGACCCGGGCAGCGCTGCAACGCCGTCCGGGCTTTTCTGTCTCTGACAGTGAGCCGGCATCAGCATACAATCATATGCGTGCGAGGTCGTCAAATTAAAAATTGAGCATCCGTTGGCGTCTGAGTGCGTATGAGCACGTCTTGGCTCTTTTTCCACTGTGCGAATTGGAACTCTTCGAACGGGAAGCCGACCGTATAATACCGCTTGATCACATAGCGCTGGAACTGCTCCAGGGTCCGCTTCTCCAGGCGCTTGTCGCTCGGGTCGCCAATGACAAGAAGGCATTTTTCGCCGCGCTCGATCGTTGTTCGCTGCAATGCACCATTCTGGAGTGTCCGTTTGCGGTCGCCGTACACCATTGGGTAGACCATGATGTGGCGATCGGCCATTCGCTTGAACCGGAAGAATAATCGCTCCCACGTTTCCCGCTTATCGTAGCCGATCAGCATGTAGACAAGCAGATGGCGCGAAGGGATACCTGCGCGCTCTAGTGTCTCTACGCCGTCAAAGAATCGTTTCTCATCACCGATATTGTCCCAGGCCGTGTAGAGACGCGGATACGCGAAGCGGTCGTCCCAATAACCCATTTCCTTGATTGCTTCGGCCGACTCCTTGTCGATCATCCGGGTATTGATGCCCTGGTTGAGGCAGACTTTGAACCTGCCGTCCACGATCTCTTTTTTGCGTGTTAGCCACTGCTCGCGTGGTTGGCCAAAGAAGTCATTGTCGAGCAGATGCAGATGCTTCGGCCATGGCTCACCGCGCCAGATGTCATTGATTGTGTTGACAGAGCGATTCTTGCCCTCCTTCTTCGGAACGACACAGAACCCGCATTTGAGCCGACAGCCTCGCTGCGTAAAGCCAATCGAGTCTCTAAAACCAGATCGCTTCTCGTGCTTACCCCAATTCGCGCGCTCGATGGTGAACTCTTCTTTATCATAGATCGTGTAATCGTAGCCTTTATGCTCTCCGATCAGTTCCTCGACTGTGCTGTTATCGGCTATGTTCCACGTCCCGCCTACAATGGCATCGGGGAAATTATGCTTGAACTCGGCAACTCGTTTGGTTGAGAACGCAAAGATCGCTGAGCCATAAACGCGGTCATAGCGTTGCAACGGCTCCATCAGTCGCGAGTCATAGTCAACCCTCTTTGTGAAAATGATCTCATCTCCGCGCTCGCGATGATAGTGCGCGAGCTTCATTAAAGCCAGGTTCGGCAATTTTCCATCAATCTGAGTGATTCTCACGCGCATAATACTGTTAGATCACAATGGGCGGGGTCGTGGCAAGGGGATGCGCTGGTCCGGCCCGGCGCGATGCTCGATCACGACGCACTTGAACTGCGCTGGGAGTGCTTGCAGCCCGTTTGCGATGCAGCGCTCTTCAGTTGGGAAACTGCCCCCCCTGGACCAGGTGCAATCCCCATCAATGTTGGAGCACACCATTATCATGAGGAGATACTCGATCATGGCGAGGCCCTAACGCGGCAGTTCTTCGTTGGATTTGTACACGTCGCCAACGCGCTGCCCTGGCTTCAGGGTGACAATCATCGCGGACATCTCTCCCCCCATCTGCTCAAGATCCTCGCGGGTGCAGTCGCGATAGGCCTTCCCGTTCGGCATTTTCGTTTCGAGGAGCACGAGCCTCGTCATGTTCTTTTTAACCTTCGTCATCACCTCTTCACTGTCGGCTTTTGCTTCTGTTTTTGCCTTTGCTCGTCTTTCTTCCCGTGTTGGATCTGCATGCGTGAGCCGGTTGAGGTTCAGCGAAGCCCAATCCTTGTTGACGATCCTTTGGGGCTCCTCGTAGGACGGCAGGATATTAGCAAAGAGGTCGACAATCTCCTCGCGCGACTTCTTTGGATGTTGCCTATTCAAGCTTATCAGCAGCTCGCTCGGAGTTCTCGGCTGGTAGGCGCGCTGCCGACGTTTCCCCGTAGTAAAGCTCTCCTGGGTAGACATTTTTATTTCTCCTCTGTTGAACAATGCGGCCACGCGCCTTCGAGCAGGCCAAGTTTTCGTAGGATGGTAATTGTCGGGGGTGAGTCGATCCCGTCATAGAGACCGGATTTTTTGATCTCGGCTAAGAACGTGTAGCGCAGGCGATTATAATTCGGATGGGCGAGGCCCCACTGGCGGCGCGTCTCCCGCAATTCATCCCTGTGCGCGGCATGATACCGACGAGCCCTCTCCTTCACTTGCTCCTTGTGCGCGGCATACCATCGACGGTTCAGTTCGCGCTCTTTCTCCTTGTGGGCGGCATAATATCGGCGGGCTAGCTCGCGCCTCCTTTCCATCTGCTCTTCAGTCAACGCGGAATAATACCGACGATCCCGCTCCTTCGCTTGCTCCTTGTGCGCGGCATAATACCGGCGGGTCCGTTCGTGCTCTTTCTCCTTGTGGGCGGCATAATACCGGCGGTTCCGATTGCGGTTCCGCTCGCGCTGCTCCTCAGTCAACGGCTTTCTTGACACTTGATCACGGTGTCTTTGGTGGGAGAATTTTCTCCAGCTCGGCTTGCATCAGGGTAACGATCCTTTTTCCCTCGGGCGGCAATCCCTTGAAGTACACGTTCAGTTGCTCCCGGCCGCGCTTGGCGGCTTCCGTAGCCAGGAACCTGATATTCGCTATGGCTGGGTCGCTCAGAGTGGAACCGCCCGCTCCTGTCTGTTCGAGAGCAGGAGCGGGCGGGGCCGGCGAGGGCCGTGCGGGGGAGCTGTCAACCTCCTCCTGTCTCACCTCACCGGTTTCTGGATCGTATGGACCGCCGGTAGATAGCTGGTGCTTGTGCATCACGTTCTCGCCTGGTGGAGGGGGCGCCCGTCGGCCATTGCCCCGCTTCGCCGCCTCCTCGGCCGCGTTTGCATCATCATCGTCATCGGCGCTTATCCCCATGATCGAGGACAGGTGATAGCGCCTGAAATAGGTCAGCGCGGACCCCAGCTCCTGCGGCCTTGGCGTGACCGGGAGCGACATCGTGCTGCTCAACCACTGTCCTGACGCATGCATCATCAGCGTGGTCAGGTTTCCATTGTTTATCAACTGGCTGACGGCGATGCCGTTCTCGGAGAGCGCCTTGCGCCCTGCGTTTACGACGCTGGCAAGGGAGGCGTACTTTGACCTGAAATGCGGGTTGGTGCGATCGAACGGCGCATTTTCCATCTGACCCTGCGCCTTGGCAAGCGCGGCCGCTATCTCATTGATTTCTTCAGATCGCTCAGACCACATGATGTTGCTCCAGTCTGACGGACATCAAGGTTGGACTGGTCCAACCTTTGCGGCGCAGTGTAACATTGCAAAAACGGCTCTATCTCTGGCCTGTAGCGAAGGAAAGGTTGGACTGATGTTGAGCAAATTGGCTTAGTTTTCATTTCAAATCATCCATACGCAAGGACAAGCGTCCCGCTCTGTCTCTGGTTATACGAACCCCGTGTCCAAATACTTTCTTCGCATCCTTGGGCACGAGGTTCTTGAGGGTTTTTGCTGCATCCAATGCTTTGCGCGCAAACGGCTCGGTTGCGATCCATTCTGCTGCCGCACTCCCCCATTCGTTTGAGCCTCCCATGTCATAGATCTTGCTCATGTCGATCGGCGGCGGCACCGGATCAAGCACTACCGGCGGCTCGCGCCTGGCGACGAACTCCATGAATTGTGTCCCGCGCGTAAGCATCTCGGCGATGTAAGGGTCGTTGCGATCGACGTATTCCACGACGGGCTCAGAGGCCCCAATGATGATACTTAGCGCCAGCTCCTTTGCGCGCGTGACGAACATCTGCCATTGCATCTGAGGCTGGTAGCGATCGATCACAATCTCGACTGGCTCTCTGCCACCGACATGCTTGCACTCTATGGGATAGTCCGCGCCGCCGTCCTCTACCCATGCGTCCAGCGTACAAGCGGCCCATTGAACCACCGGGTGCACCACGACCTCGCCGCGGCGCGTGACGGGAAGGCCGTACTTTTCCTGAAACCAATCGAGTTGCAGCTGCTCGGTCGCCTCTCCCAGTCGCACCGGCCAGACCCTGCTCAAGTCTTCCTCGACCGCCTCGCCAATCATCTCCAAGTACAGCCGCATGATCTCTTCCGCATTGCCATTCATCAACGCTGCGATCCTGCTCGCAGTCAGCCGACCAGCTCTGACTGCCTTCTGTTCAGGGGAGAGCATGACGGGCCTTTTATTCTGCTCGCCAGATTGTCGTTTGGGGCAAGGGCCGATAACCTGAAAGTCAATCCGTCGGACGCGGTGCGTACCGCATTCCGAACTGGCGCGCGCTCTCCTCCTCCTCTGGAGTGAGCGTCTGGATTTCACCCGGCGCCTCGACGCCGGCCCGCACCAACTCCGCCTTTACGCTAGCGAGCGTTGCCCTGGCTTGGTCGATAACGCTCTGGCAGCTGTCCTCAGAGATCTTGCATGCATTCTCCGCGGCCATGATGCAGGCTGACTTGGCCGCGTGAATTGCCGCCTTGCTCTGTTCGCATGCGTTAACGGCACTCGTGATCACGACCTCCAGAGCAATTTTCAACTCGCAATACTGAGCCTGGAATTGATCTCTCGCGCGCGCCACACGCTTCAGCTCGGTGTCGGCATAGCCGGCGCGCGCGTGCAGTTTCTCGATCTCGACCTCCTGCCGCTCGATTTCGCGCCGCTGGTTCTGCACGGCCTCGCCGGTAGCGGCAAAGTCGGCCAAGAACTCGCTCACCCGCGGATCAAATTTGTTCCCTGGCGCCGGCACTGCTGACAGCTTGCGCTGCAAAAACGTAGGCTTGTCCGTCATCTCACCCTCCAAAGCTCCAGATGTACTTCGCAATGACACACAGCCCCGCGATGATCCCTAGGCTGCAACCGATCACCACCGCCAACGCGGCCCAATCGATCCGATGATTTTGCTGCTCGCGCCGTGGCACGCCCATGTTCCTCATGCGCCACTCCGTTCGACAGCGCCCAAAGCTTCGCGCAGGGCCTCGAAAGCTTCGCGCAGGGCCACGATGTATAGAGGACCGGAGTCCCCGCTCTCGCCCGTGAAGACATGCTTGGGGTAGTAATGATCAAGCAGGGTCTCTCCGACTTTGATCACCGCTTCCCATGCATCGTCGGTGGCCAGCATTGCAATCAGTTGCAATCTTTCTTGCGGCTCCACAGCAGACTCCTCAGATGCGTTCCATCAAGCGGCGAATGCCAACCACCATCAAGATAAAATCAGACGGGTCTTCCAGCGGAAACTTGGCAACGTAACTGTTGTACAGCTCGCACCAGCCGTCGTGCGTCGCTTGCAAAAATTCCAGGCGATCCTTTCCGTCCAGGGTCTGCGCCTTGATCTCGATGTCACGCAGGCTCTGGGCCGCGTGCGGGATAACTTCCGGCCTGTGCTGTGGTAGATTGAGATCGATCATTTCCAGGGTCTCGTCACTGCGGGGCGCGGGGGAGGCTGTCAGTCCTCCCCGCCAGTTCCCCGGATGTGCTCATCCAGCCGCGTCCCACGTCACTGCTGTGGCTGAGCCGGCGGTGTGGTTGCGGCCGTTGCTGGCGGCGCCACCACGATTGGCCCGACGCCGGGGTAGTTCACGATGATAAAGGGCGGCGGCACGATCCCTTGCACTGGCCAACCCGCACTCCCTGCTGGCGGCGGCAAAGCTGTGGGCGGATCACCCGGGTTCGGCGGCGTGACTTCCGGTGGCAATGTAACAGGCGGACGGGGGAAGGACGGCGGGGGCGATCCGCCTGGATAGCCAGGACGATAGATCGGCTGGCTTGGATACGGGAAATCCGGGTAACCCGCAATTGGGAATGTCGGTATTCCCGGCTCACCCGGCGGTTGAGCCGGCGGGATAATCGGACCGCCGCCAACGCCGATGCCAGTGAGGGTTGCCTCACCAATGAGGACAACCTGCTGTGTCGTCCTGTTGAACTTGTCGTAAAGTACCCCACTGATAGTCACTTCAACGGCAGCCATTTCCGATATCTCCTTCTCGGTTGCTCGCAAATCAAGCCGGGGCAATCTACACCCCACCCCGTTGGCGTCAACACAAAAAATTGTGCCGGTGGGAAGTTGTGGAAAAGCCGCTTGCCTGCATCGAGCGCTGTGCTAATCTAAGCGTATACAATAACTCATGGTGCCAAATTGGTGAAGCGCTCGGGAAACAGCCATCCCAAGGATTTGCCCTGGACGGTGTCGTCGATCATGCGCGCCTTTGGCGGCGTGAGCGCGTTCGCCCGCGCGATCGGCGTGCAGCAACAGGCGGCCAGCGAGATGAAGCGCAAGGGCCGAATCACCTCGCGGCACTGGGCACGCATCATCGAAGAGGGCGCCAAGCTGGATATTTCCATCCACTTGCGCGACCTGCTGGCGGCGCAAACCCCGACAAAGCCGCGCAAACGGCGGCGAAGGATAGGGTTTTCAGCGGGGGCCTCGGCGCCTGACTAGGGTCTTTCCATGGGGGTACTCATGAGCGGTGGCGTGTACGTGGACGATAGGGGGGCCGAGAAGGCATCCGAGGACCAACCCCAGCCCCGGATCGAGCTGCACCTGCCGTGCCCGCCCTCGGTGAACGAGACCCGCAAGATCGATTTGGCCAAGAAGACCAAGCACGAAGCCTGGGCGCGGAGAGCCGATCAGCATGTCATGTTGCAGCGCAAAAACTGCCCGAAGATCGCCGGCCCCTATGCAGTGCACGTCGTCCTTTCGGAGAAGGTTCGGCACGACATCGACAACGTCCTAAAGAGCCTCTTGGACTACTTGGTGAACATCGAGTTGGTGCAGGGGGACAGCCGCCAATTCCTGCGTAAATTGACGGTTACCAGGGGCGAGGCGCCGGAAGGCGTGCTCGTGAGGGTGTGGAGCGTTGCGGCCTAGCAGGCTGGTATGTCGATCCAGTGTATCATTTCAGCCTGGGGAGGGGGTACCTGGATCGGTCCCCTCCCGAATTTCCTCAGGGATGTGGAGCGTTGCGGAAAGTCCTTGACTGGCTTCGCCTGGAGGCAGAAAAAGAAGCCCGGTCGGGCCTTGGAGGAGCCCGCCGGGCGAGGCGTCAACCTGGGATCTGGACCAGGGACACCAGAAGGCCCACGATCTTTTGCCGGAACGTGAGCCCTGAGACCAACGCGAGCTGTAGGCGCGCTGGTCATCAGCATCCAAAGCGGTTTCCTACAGCAGTGTCAATGGGCGCGTAATTGCCTCCGTAGGGTAGGGGTTTCCCCGACCGGATGCGGTTATAGACCGGTCACGTGCGGGCCTCCTCGGATGAGGACACCTGGATTGCCAGGTGCCGGCTCGGACGATCCCCCAACGAAACCGCGTGGGCTGACTGGGCCAATGGCTCGACCACACATTGCGCGGTCCCTTGTGGAAACCGGATGATCCGCCAATCCCTCGACAAAATCGGGAAAGGGCGGGCAGCTAAATCCGATCATTTCCGCGGGGGGTTGGGGGGTCGTGTCCTAAGCAAGCACTATAGCCAATAGAAGAAAGGTAAGTAACAGAAAGCTCCAGCAGTCAGTTGGATACTCTAGGCAGCACCAGGACTCCGCCGCCCCGGGCAATTAAACAGCCCGTGGGCGGCGGCTTAAGCGATTAAACGAAAGGTTCTATCCGTGAAGCTCAGAGGCTGACCGTTAGGTCAGCCGGGGACGCGACGAAGAAGGAAGCCAATGAGCTGGAACGATCCCAACTGGCAAGAGGCGGCGTGGTGGTATTATGCGGAGCGCAGAGGGGAGACGCTGATTGTCGAGCCCTCGCGCGTTGCCCGGGATATTCACAGGCCGCGTGAAAGCATCAATGCGTTCTACAATCGCGCCATGCGCGAGCACCGCAAGATGAACGGCCCCTCGGAGGCGGAGATCATTGCTGAGAAAATGCGGAGGAAGAAATGAGCGACGGCGAATACTGGCAACGCAGGACTACATTCACCGACGAGTACCCGTGGCTCAAGCGAGCGCGGCCGGGGTTCAAGCGGGAGTTGCACCCGCCCGAGGGGCAGTCGTATGCGGAGATGACGGCCAAATACGGCCGGCCAATCGGGCCGTTCGAGCAGGGGCGCGAGATCGTGTACGGGAAAAAGCAGTGAGGTGGTGATGAGCAAGCGAATACGCAGCGAGGACAAGGCAGCAGATGCCCTTATTGCCAAGTTACAGAAGCGTGAAGATCAAGAGCGCCGTGAGCATCGGCAGCTATTGGCTAATAGTTTCGGCCACGCCTTACAATACCTGACAGATGAAGAAATGCGGGCCGTAGAGGAATTACTTTATCGCGCAATTGGGCGAGCCGAAGTTGAAGCACGGTTTAATAAGGCATGAACCATGGCCATCTGGTTTCTGATCCTCTGGGGTTGGTCAATCCCGCCTTTCGAAAGTGGTCAGTACCAATCGCAGGAGCAGTGCCGGGAGGCTGCGCGCATTCAGGTCGCGGTGTTCCAGCGGGCCTACGGCAAGCTCAGTTGGAAATGCGAGATGCGGGTAGGATGATGGACGACCTGGCGCGACTTTTACCATTCGCGATGTTTGAGGCTTACTGCGCTCTTGCTGCTGGTACCATTCACTGTCGCGTGGAGGTAGAGGGGGATCAGACGCGGTGGTGGGCGGTGCCGCCGGAATTTTTTTCTCGGGACAATGCGGAGTATATCGTTCAGGTGGTCAGTCCGAGTCCGCGTTTATCTCGTCGCACTGCCAAATTTCTGTGGAAATTTTTAAAACAAAGAGGTGCGCCTCCTTCATTGGTGGTGACCTTCAACCCGGAAGAAGTGAAGGCAGCATTCCCGGTGCCGTTGGTTGAACAGGAGCAAATGCCCAGTTCGAAGATGGAGCATTAGTGATGGCGCGCTATTCGATCGAGGCGGTTCAATACGGATCTGAGCGCTGGATTGAGGTGTGCCAAGTCAACGCCAATCCCGAGATGATCAAGGAGGGGCTGGAAAACAAGAAGCTGCGAATAACAATGTCGGATGGGCGCCATTCAACAATCGCCAAATACACGCGCGTTCGCATCGTGGATCACGACATCGTAGATTACGATCGTAGATCACGAGAGCTGAGCAACAATGACTGACCCGGACCTGTTCTCATATGCTCACGCACGCGCTAGCGATCCTGCCACGTCGCATGAAGCAGCAGAAAGTATCGATATAACAAAACAGGCGAAGCTGATATTGCGATCCTACCGGGACGGCTCTGCATTGCTTGATGTTGACGCATACCGGCGGGCAGGTTTTCCGCCACATGCTTGCGATGGTCAACGTTGCTCCGATCTGCGCACGGCGGGCTTCATCGAGCGTACTGGCGCGCGCGCGCCGACGCCATCCGGCAAGAGTGGATATCTGTGCCGCATAACAGCGCGCGGGCTCGCCTATCTGGCAATCCTTATGACATGAAATGCGGGGGCGAGGGGATGGCGCCCCCCGCCCCCTAGCCGCCGGGCACCTGAGCCTGAAGGAAAGGATAAAGAACAGGCCAGAGATGCTCACGGTGGATGTCCGGGCTGCGCTTCTACCGATCGCTCGTATTCCAGGCGCAAGTCCCACAAATCCTGCGGCGTGATCTTGCCGCGGGCGAGCAACGCGAGCAATAGCCCTGCTGGGCCGCCCTGTACGCCGTCCTTTTTCCACTCGAACACGGTGCGCTCGGCCACGTCCAGCATGCGCGCCATCGCACGCTGGGTCAGCCCGAGGTCTACTTGCAGGTGTTGGTATACTTTCGGGCTCATGGCTTGGGCTCCTGCTTGGCACACGCCTTTGCGGCGCGGCGCTCCCGGCGGTTGCCCGCCGGGTTTGGCCTCGTCACCGGCCCGGACGGGTGACGCAGGCCCTTAATGGTGAGGGTTCTCCTCCTGGCTTTTATGGTCCTCATTGCCTGGGCTCCTCCTCGGACTTGATCCGGGGATTGGCACACGTTCCCTGGCCAGGGGCTCGGCCAACCGGGATGACAGCGAGGTAATTGCAGCCCGCCGCGATCAAGTCGGTGACATGCCCACAATCCTCGCAATGCCCCTTGATTGTGAACACGTTGGGCTTGTTGGCGGTAATGCGGGAGCCGCAGCCCCCGCAACTCCACTTTTGATAGATCGTTCCGCCGCGCGCGATGATGTGCTTGGCGGTCTCCTCGCACTCCAAGATTGGATGGTCAGCCATGGTTGGGCTCCTGCTTGGTACACGTCCGCGGTCGTGCGCTACAATCGCGCGGGTCTTGGCACCGCCCCACGCAATGGGAACCGCCCATTGCAACGGCAATGCACACGCCTTGCGGTTGCTCTTGTTGCTCTCTTCGTTCAATGTGGATTGTGTCGCCGTCGGCTAGCAGCCATTCTTGCGCAATCAATCGCTTGCCAAGATGGCGCGCGAGAGTGCGAATGCTGTCAGCCGATACAAAGTCCAGCTCGCCTGCGTTGTTGCACAGGCGAGCGATGTAACGCGGGGGAGCGAACGGCTTGGCCATATGGATTTTCCTTTCATGTTAGCCGGCTGCCATGGCCGGGTCGCTGCTAATACAGCGGCGTGAGACGCTCCCTATAGGAGCGTCCCCCGCTGCATTAACGGCGGTTCTCTTTAATGATGCTGTAGACCTTGACGATGTCATAGGCCTCGCGCAGTGCGTCGGTGTAATCTTCGCGAGTAGCTTTCCAGTGTTTCATTTCCGTGTCTTCTTGCCACATTGCGCGCATGTACTCGTCACGGGTTTGCGGGAAGCCTAAATCATGGTCTTGGAAAAGCTCTGCACTTGCGGAGACCAGATGCCGCACAAGGCGGGTATATTCGCGTTGTCGCATTAGTTGTTCCTTTCCTGGAGCGCTGCTTTGACGGCAGTTACCACACGCTTGAATGTGGGTTTGTCAGGATCGCAACAGCGGTCGTTATTCGAGACAATAACTGTCCATCTCTCACACTTTTCCGGGTTCCATGGAGTACCGCCCCACCTATCGCAGGTGACGCGGTAATCGTGTCCGTCCACGGTTACGCCATAGGTGCTGGTAATGCGTCTGAAGCTCACTGTTTCAGTGGCCATTGGTGCCAGCTCCTTCCGCCATCGTGAGAGTGCACACCGGTCGCTACCGCTTGCTTGTTCACGCCGCGCCCTGCCATCTGTTCGGCGCGGGTGATCTCTGCACGAGCGAGTGCGCTACCTGTCGCAAGTATGCGGCGGAAAATGCAGGCATCCGTAAGCCCGTCGCGCACGTCCTCGGGGATGCCAGCGAACGCGATTGCGCCCGTGACGCGATCTACTACGGGGCGCACCGCGCGCCGCAGCAACAAGCGGTCGATATTCAGAACGGCTTTGCGTATTTCAGCAGCGCGCTCGCTGATAGTCTGTTTTGGTTTTAATCTCGTGTCGCACGGCATTTGCTTTGGTCCTTTCTCTGTTGGTCGGCCGCCATGGCCGGTTGCTGCTAGTGCAGCGGCGTGAGACGCACCCTATAGGTGCGTCCCCCGCTGCATTAGGTTAAGGCATGTCCCGCCTTGCAAGCCTGCATAAACTAACTGTAAGCTTGCGTCGCAAGTCTTCACGTTCTGTTAGCGGCATGATGTTGTTGACCAATTGAAAGCGTAAGCTTTCAATTTCCGCAATTGCCGCTTTCCATTCTTTGTCAGTCATAGTTCAAACGTCATCTGCGGCCGCACCATGGCTGCAAAGCTAGGCCCGTCCCCGCTTTCGAAGTCGATCGATCGGCCGGCCGCAACCGGGGCGGCAACCTCCGCCTCGTCGCCAAGATCGAACGCCGTTCTCGCCTTGGCAATGCGCTCAAGCGCCATGCGGTCGATCTCGCCTGCGGCACTCTCGCCCGCCCGGACGATAACGCGCGCCGCGCTGCGAGCCGCCGCGATACCGTCTGCCAGCTTGGCTTGCGCCTCGGGTGTCAGTATCTGACCCACGCTGCGCGCCTTGTTGGCTGCCTCGCGGATTGCTTCCGCGTCGAGGTTCTGCACGCCTTGTTGCATGTCGTCCAACAAGTCGCGCAATTCGCCACTGATCTTGCGTGCGGCTTCCACGTCGTCGGCCGCAACGCGTCCGGCCATGATGTAGAATTGCACTCGCGTCACTTCGGCGGTCGCGTTGAACGCGGTCACGAGTGCTTCTGCCTCGCGTGTCGCCTTGTCGAGGTCGTCCGCCCGGTTGTCGGGACAAAGCAAGCCGAACGCGCTGTTCGCGCAACACGCGCTGATAAGCGATCGGCATTTGCCGCGCACTTCCGTGGCGCGCTTGTGCTCGCCCGGATCTGTCACCGTTTTTTCGGTATTCCAGCTCGCCTTTGCTGCACCGGTTTCAACGATGTGCTCGGCTTCGATTGTCTGCTTTGTATAGCGGACATTGCCGCGAATGCTGGTATTGACGTTGACCAGCAATCCTGGCCGCAGTGTCGTGGGATTAAGCATAGCTTTAGTCCTTTCTCTTGGTGAACCCCCGCCTACGCGGGGGCAGGTCGACCGCGCCATGCGGTCGCCGTGCTAGGCACGCAACAAGCCCCCGCTACGGGGCTTGCGTCTTGCCTAGATATCGATCGCTCGCAAGCCCGCGGCTTTTGATGCGGTCGCTTCCGGCTTGGATGCCGGCCGTGCTCGCCCCGCAGCCCATGTTCGCAACGCCGCGATTTTCTCCGCTGCGGTCTTGGCCAGCGGCACGACGGTTGCTGCTGCGGCCAGCAAGTCGGCCGCGATTACCTCGCGGGCACCATCCGCGAACGCTGCGAATAATGCGTCGGGGACGATTGCCGCAATCTCCGCGCCCGTGAAGCCTTCCGTTGCGGGTACAATCTTTGCAACTTCATTAGCATCCGCCGTGCGGCCGTGTGATCGCAGTGCTGCCGTGAGCACGCCAGCGCGCTCGGTTGCAGTGGGCAAATCGACAAACCACACTTCGTCAAATCTGCCTTTGCGCAACAGCTCGGGCGGCAATGCTGAAACATCATTCGCCGTCGCAATGACGAATGCTTCGCCGCTCCGCTCCTGCATCCATGACAGGATTGTTCCTAGCGCGTCGCTGCTCACACCGCCGTCGGCCGCGCCTTGCGTTGCGCCGGCCAGCGCTTTCTCTATTTCGTCAAGCCATACCACGCACCTTCCAAGTGCATTTATGATGCTTATGACCTTGCGCAGATTGCCTTCACTCTGTCCGACAAACTTGCCTTTGAGCGAGTTCAAGTCCAGACGGAGCAAGGGCACTTGCCATGCTGTTGATATCGCCTTTGCCGTGAGCGACTTTCCACAACCGGGAACGCCGACTAGCAGCGCGCCTTTCGGAGTTGGCAGGCCGTAGGCGCGTGCTCCCGGTGTCCAAGCAATGGCACGGCCAACAAGCCACGATTTTAAGTTCTCAAGCCCGCCGACCGCGTCCAATCCGCCTTTAAGGGGATCGAACCACTCAAGCAAGCCACCTGAAGCAATCGTGCGCTTTTTCTCTTGTGCGATTGCAACCGCGTCCACCTTCTTATGTTGGACTAGGCTGCAATTGAAACACGATTGTGCCTCGTCGCCCGTGAGCCCGATTGCCGCGTCTATTGCGAGGTCGCGTGTGCCATTGGTGCACGCTTCGACCTTGTCGCCAGCAACCTCAAGAGACGCGTCTAGCAGTGCGGCGATTTCATCTCTATCGGGCAACGGCCACTCTATGACTGTTGCCAGCGATGACAGCTCGGGGGGGACATTGCCATTGGGCGAGATGACGACAACGGCTTGCGGGCTGGCCGTTGGTCGCGGCAATTGCTGCGCGAGGTTGCGCAGCGCCCGCAGCGTCATCGCTCCCGCCTGACCCTCAAGCCACGATGGCAGGTCGCGAAGGAAGAACAGTCCGCGTCCTGCCGTCCCGGCTTCTGCCCGCGCGCCGATTGCGCGCATAGTCTCTACGGGATCAGGGCTGAACCCGTTGACTGGCTTGCCGCCAAGCTCGCGCACGCCGGCCGCGATGTCCCAAGTCATGGGGACGTAATTCGCGGCCATTGCGGCTTCCGCGATGTACATTTCCGCGCGGGTTTCCTCGCGCGTCACTATCCAAGTCAGCGGTGCTCGCGCCCGTAGCAGCGCGTAAACATCCGCTGCAACCGTTTGTGATTTAGTCGTCATGTGTTTGTGCTTTCCTTCATTGTGGAACGACCGCGCCATGCGGCCGCCCCCCGTCTCCACGGGGGCAGGCGGGCTAGGCCCGAACATAGCGCTCGCTTTAGAGCGCTATGGGCTGGTCTAGCTATGCGCTTTCATGAGTTGGGTCTGTATCGATGTGGCCGCAGCGTTGAACTCTTTCACGCCTTCCCCACGCATCTGCGCTGTGTCGAGTAGGTGTCGCGGTGCGCCCATGACACATGTTGCGGTGTGTCAACCGCCGATCGCGGGTAAAACATGTTATCCGCGCCGCAGCTGACACAGCGTGCGTCAACGTAGGTTACGGTGTCATCCACGGTGTAGGTGTAGATTGTGCCAGAGCACCGCCAACAAGCCGCGCCGTTATCGCTGTGAAAGTTCATTTTCACGGCATCACCTCCACCCTGGTTACTTTCATCCCCACAACCTCAACACGTTCCATCAGGCAGTCGCCGCAATTCACGCTTGGCACCGGCTCACCTCTTTCGTTTGCGTGCAAGTCGCTCCACTCGCATGTCGTCTCGCTTGTCCGCTTGCACTGCGGACAAACAAGGCTGAAACGGTAGCGCGGTTTCATGTCTGTCCTTTCCTTTAGATCGACCTGCACAACGCCGCGCGCTGCTTCGCTGAACAGGCCATCGTCGCACGCCTTTTGAGCTGCCCCAGGTTGCAAGCGCGCGTTCATGCGCCGTTGCAGCATGCCGCCCACGTCGGGCTTCCCCATGCCGGGGAATGTTTGCTGGCTCATTTCCACGCGTCCATCACAGCTGCAACGAAGAACACAAAGGCCGCGCCAAAGAGGCCGGCCGCGATGATAAGCTCCATTGGATTGCCTTTCCTTTGCTCCGACCGCGCCATGCGGCCGCTCCCCGTCTGCCACTCGTCGAGAGACGGGAAGAACGGCCCGCCACGGCCGCTCCGCTTGTCTCTCACCATTCTTCCGGTGCCACACGCGCCGCTTCTTTGCGGATCGCTTCAATGTGGCTCACAATGTCCAGCCCACAAACGCGACCAAATCCCGGATTGTGGATCTCATCCAAGGCGCGCCCAAGCGCCTTGTACATGAGCCGATAGGCATCAAGCTGTTGCTCGGTCATCACCATTCCTCCCGGTTCAACCGATCTTCCGCTTTGAGGTCATGAACGCCGTTCCAAAAGGCGATGGCCAGCCATTGCGCTTCCTCGGTGACGTTACCCGCACGATCGAACCGAGGCTCACTAATCACCCCACCACGGTGCGCCGCGTTGCGCCCCATTGCATAGGCTCTTGCGATGTCAGTCATCGAAGCCCCCCGTCATCAGCACGACGCTTCGATCATGCTCAAGCCATGCCGCCTCGAGCACCGTGTCCCAAACGGGGTCATTCCACTCTAGAGCCAGCGCCGCATCGATCGCGGCCGCGGTGCGCTCGCTCATAACCTCGGACCACACTCGCGTAGTCATCCGGTAGTTCGAGACGCGGCTTCGCCGCTCCTCACTATGAGGTCCGCTCATTCTCATGTTGATTGCCTTTCCTATTGCTCCGATCGCGCCATGCGACCGCCGCTCCCCCGTCTCCACGGGGGCAGGCCGTCAAGAGACGGGAACAAGGGCTCGCCACGGCCCTTGCGCTAGTCCCTCAATCCCGCGGATCAAGTCCGAGGGCAGGCCTCGCCTCGCCCACATGCGTCGCAAAACGCCGCATAATCAATGGCAATGCCCGTCATATCGCAGCACATGAGAGCCATCTGATCGACCAGCGCCTCATATTGCTCCCAAGTGAGGGTAAAGCCTTCGTTCTTCCGAAATGCGCGCAACCCTTGCGCCGTTCGCTGCTCTAACTTCGTCATTCGTCCATTTTCCTTCTATTCCGACCGCGCCATGCAGTCGGCCGTCAAGAGACGGGAAAGACGGCCGCTCCGGCCGCCTCGCTCGTTTCTCCGTATTCTTTACGTCCCCTCCACATTCGGCGCGCCAGCGCTCCACTTGGTGGGACTATGTATCGGGCTGCGGGTAATGCCTGGGGCCGGGTGGAGGGGCTGTCCAGGGCGCCCGAATTTTCAAACAACAGCCCCCGTCTTCACGAGGGCAAGCTAACAACGAAGCCACACAGTATGCGGAAAGCGCAGACATTGCAAGGCTTACCATCAACTATTGTTCACAAGGGCGTGACAATAGATCACGTTCCCGTGATGTCACTCACTACGGCTGTGGATAACACTAGCCCTGATAGCTTCAGGACCGCGCCCCCGTCCTCGGGCTCCTCACAATCCGCGTAAACCCACGCAGCTCCTGCCCGCGCCAGTGCCCGCTCGACCGCCGCTGCCGAAATGGAAGCCACCCCAACTCTAACATCGCCCTCGCAAGCTTCGCTCGCGTCCCTATAGCACTCGCCCGTACCCCCATCAGATCAGCCAGCGTCGCGCTCGTGATCTCATCCAAGTCCGCCGGCAAAACCCTCGCAATCGCCAGCACCAACGGGTTGTTCGATCGCGGAACCGATCGCGAACGACACTCTCGCATCTTGGTCAGTAACGCCGCCATCGCAGCCCGCACAGGAAGCAGGAAAGGTGGGTTTTGTCGCAACCCGCTATTTCGTGGTCAAGCTCGTGGTTGGCCACTGGTGCCCCGGCCAAGCTCGCGGGGCTGGTACCGCTTGGCCATCGACGCTCATACTTTGGCAGTGCTGTTACCCTCAAGCGTTACCCCGTTCATTCCTAATCTCGCAAGCCATTGCTACCACTCATCTTTCTACATCACGCTACGTGCTAGTCAAGCACGGCTCCATCCCCACCCCTGCCGCGGGGGAGGGGCAGGGCACCCTGGGGTGGGCCACCCTCCCCCCACCATGGCCAGGGGGTACCCCCTGCTGCGCTATATACGTACCCTCATTGCACGTATGACCCCTTTTTCCCCTTTCAACCTGGGCGAGCATGGTACAACCGATGCGGTTGGTGGATGTTTCACGTGGAACATCAGGTGAGGGGGAAGAGGCTTGCCCCCTCGAAGGAGGGGGGAACGATTATGGACGGATGGGGTACGAAAAAGGGTGCACGTGAGGTGCACCCTTTTTTGCTTTAGTGTTGCCTGTTCCTGATTTGTTGTGCTGGCGGTGTTTGCTGCCGCGCGCGCGTAGGCGAGGAGCAGGCGGGAAAATTAAGCGCAGATTTTTTTACGGAAGTCAAGGATTATGGGGCATTCTGCTATTGACATGATATCATGGGGGTGGATGCTTTCATCCTCATCATGAGGAGCGCCGGGGGCGCGTCTCGAATGAGCAACAAGTGGCGAGATCGAGTTAGGAGTTGGAGGCGTGGTGTTATGAGATGGGACAGGGAGCATGTTCGCAAGCAGATGAAGAAGGACCGGATGCAGCGGTATGCTTCGGAGGCATATACGCGCGATCTTGCGGCGCGGGAGCGACCGGAGGTTCCGGAGCGGAGCAAGGCGGAGATGCGGGCGGAGCTGGAGCGGTTGGGGGTGAGTGCGGACAAGCCTATTCCTGTGAAGAGTGTGCGGGAAGGGGATTGGTCCGAGTGGAGAACGGCGACGCGGGAGGATGGGACGGTATATCAGGAGCGGCATTGTTACCATCCCGGGCGTCGTACCGAGGATTTGTACCAGGCGGACGGGACGCCGTGGTGAGGAGCAAAATAAACCAATAATAAACCAGTCGCGGTGGGCGATTTAGGAGAAGGCTATGGCCGGCTGTGTACCTGATTTGTTCGGGGTGTGACGGTGTGACGGTTAGGATGAAGGGAATGAGAGATGGCGAAGTTGAAGATGGCTGCGAGGAAGCGGTTGCCGAGCAGTGATTTTGCGTTGCCTGGAAAGGGTGAGGGGAAGTCGGGGAAGGGGAGCGGGAGCTATCCGATCCCGGATGCTTCTCATGCGCGGAACGCGCTGGCGCGCTCTGCTGGAAAGCCGGTCGCGGCCAAGGTGAGGGCGAAGGTGAAGGCCAAGTTCCCTAGTATTGGCGAATGACTTGGTTTCCGATCGGGACAGCACCGAAGGACGGGCGGTCTATTCTCGTTCTGGAAAAGGGTAAGCATCATTTCATTGCGTTTTGGGGCAATTTCTACTCGCCTTTCTACCGAGGCGAAGTAGCGGGTTGGTGGACAAGTTCTGATCCTGCCAGGGCGCATGTTGTTCTGCCGGAAGACGCGACGCATTGGATGCCATTGCCGCCGACCCCTCCCAGCATCGGTTGAAAGTATGGTAGTGTGGGCCTGTCCTCCGCGCAGCTTGCCATCCGCGCAGGCGGAGGGGCGGGGGATGCCAACCGAGGAGAGTGAGATGGCATCTTTTGTCGTGAAGTCCCGTTCTATCAGCCCGGTCACGGAGGCGACTGTTGATGCTGACAGTCGGGAGCATGCGATACAGGCGACGGTGGATGCGGGGGCCGAGGGTGGCGCGGTCGAGATTTTGAATTGTGACGAAGTCCCGGTGCCGCCTCCGGCTCCTGAAGGGACGGCACCAGCCGATCAACAGGCGCTTCCCCCGCCTGCCTGATTACGCTTGCGCTCCGCGCAGGGCCTGCCCCCAGCGGAGGCGGGGGCGGACTTGCCCCACAGAAATATAGTCTTCTGGGCTCAGGCCGGCCGGCCATTCACCTGGCCATACTGGCGCGCAGGTGTAGCTGAGCGGGCCGCCTGTGCTCTTGCACATCCCATAGGGTCCGAAGCAAATCTCGCAGCGCGGAACCGCACGAAGGAGTTTATCCTGAGGAGCGCCGAAGGCGCGTCTCGAAGGGCGGATTGGCATGAGGGAGGAGGCGCGCACGATCGCGGGCGCAGCGACAATTCCGGAGAACAGGCTGACCAGGAAATTACGGCGTTGCGTGATCATGGTGCTTGCCCTCTGAAGCTTGCCCTCCGCGCAGGCGGGGGGGCGGGGAGCCGAGAACTGCTCGGATCTGGTCGAGTAGATGCGGCGGGGAACCTACCGCGCCCCAGCGCTCCTCCATGGCGGTCAGACAATCTTGCAGCACTGCTTTCATGTCGAGAAGACGTTGCTGATCGCCAGCGTGCTCAGCGTCGAGGCGCTGGATCTCGGCTTCCTTACGGCTCATTCCTCAGCCTCTATTTTCCTCGTGCTCTGTCAGCGGCTTTCCCATAGTCGCGCCGCTTTACCCCGATCGCGTCGTTCATCTCGATCCATAGCTCGCGCGCCTGTTTCTCGGTGGTGATCTCGCCTCTGTCCTTGTCGCCGACCAGGATCGCGGGCGGCATTGGGAATTTCTCCTGCGTCGATCTCCACAGGTGCAGGACGGTGGGGTGGTTGTTCACGTACTGCGATCGCGGCGGATGGTACTGTACCACCAGCTCCTCGGGTGCCCAGAACAGGTCTTTGACGAAGCACATCTCCTCCCAGTTCGGGACGTTCTTGCCCTCGCGGCGCACGCTGACGTGCTCCCAGCTTGCGATGGATTGATCGGGCACGTCGCCGTTGCAGGCGATCATATATAGAAGTGCGCCGCAGGGGCCTTGGAGTCGGAACGCGCCGTAGGGATCGCCCGTGTTCGAGCGCATCATCCCGTCCCGTACCCTGGCCTCTTCCAGCTTAGGGTCGAATTTCATTGTTTATGCTCTCTATAGTAGAAAAAATAAATGAGATATTAAGCTAGTCTTCTGCCACAAAAGCGCGTAAATGGAAAGGGCGAGGGATTGTATCTCCCTCGCCCCTGGTTGTGTTGTGTTTGTTGCGTTGCGTAAGGCCCTGCCGGAGTGGCGCTAGCCGCCGCATCATTGCGCCCCCGGCGGGGCCTTCACCCTCCACCTTATGAGGAAGGCTGGTCAAGGGGGGCGCGATAGTTTATTTGTGCTGTTGCGCGGTGACATCTCCCAGCCCCCCCCCGACAGCCGCGTATGGCAGGGAAACACTCCTGGCCCCCCTGGAACCATCCCTGCCATCTGGGGCCGGACGAAAGCGCGTTCACGCGCGTCTTTCCAAGCGCGCGTCTTTCAAGAGAGCCGCATGCAATTGAACAGCGTGCTGGTGCGATTGGCGGACGAGGGCATCCCGGTACGCGCGATTGCTCGTGGCCTGCAAATCCCGTCGGAAGAAGTACGTGAATTGTTGGGAGAGGCGGTGCAAGCGGGCAATTTGCTTGCGGTGCCGAAGGACGACTGGCCGCCGTTGACCGGGCGTGAGGAGCGCCTTCCGGCTTTCATGGGGCAGTTCCATGATGATACGCTGATCTTGCACATCGGCTATTGTTTTGCGGTGTCGCGGATGCAGAGTGCGGTGCTGCTGCAGTTCCTTCGCCGTCGGGAAGTGACCCGCGACTTTCTGCATTCAACCTTGGAGGCGCAGCGCGCGGCGAGGGGACCCGCGCCTTCGGCGAAGGGTCCTGTTCCTGCGGAGGTGGTGAGTGTCGTGCTGTGGGCGCTGCGGCAAAGGCTCAAGGCTTACTTCGACGGACACAGGGTGATCGTGACGGTGACGGGGCAGGGATACCTTATGGTTCCGGAGTATCGCAGGAGAGCGAACGACATGCTGGCCGAGCACCTCGGGATGCCATGGCGGCGGCCCAATTTATGCTATGCCAACGACTAGATCCTGCACGGCCTTCAACAAGTCATCCATCTCCTTTTTCAGCGTTACCTCTTTCCTGATAATTGGCCCCCAGTGGTCCTTCAGAGTTCTGAGCCCCACTCCGGTGACCATGATGTGAAACAATGGGCAGAACCTGCTGAGCCATTGATACTTGATCCCATCGCCAGAACCATACGAGTTCAGATTGTTCGCCGTCGGCGAAAGACCGATTTTGAACTCTGATAGGAAACCGTTCGGGTTTGCCCAGAACTCGTTGAGCAATGGCCCAATCGTGGAGTTGGCGTTCCTGATGTTCCAGCTAGTTTGCGTTAACCCCGCTTCAGCCGTGTCGCTCTCTACATTGCTCGCGCTCATGTCGCGGCCCTCGAAGTAGCGGCCGCTTGACTCGCGCGGCCCCAGCCCCGTCTGCAATACGAAGAGATGGCGAAGCGTATCAACACCCGGTGTCTTGTTGCTCATGCCGAGTTTCTTGAACTCCGCGGCATAGAACGCCAGCGCGTCCTTGTCCGCATTGCCTGCTGCCCTGCTCATGACCTCCACGGCATCGTCGTCGCGCCGCACGGCATGGGCAAAAGCTAGGCACATGCCGGAAATGTACCCTTCGGGAGCAACGCCGCGCTCCGGCCAGGAGTAGTCGAACATCTCGCTGGTCTTGGCCATCGTGGCAATCTGATCGGCAAGCGCCTTCGGCAGCGGAAGCTCGCCGTCAGCCTTGCGGGCTTCCAAGGCACCGACCTCGCCCCAGGTGATCGGGCCGACAATGCCGTCAGCCTTCAATCCGCACGCCGCCTGAAAGGCGCGCACCCAGGTGTCGGTGATCGAGCCGAAGTCGCCGTCGGCCTTTACCACGTCCAGTATCTTTTGCAGGTAGACAACATCACTGCCGTTGTCTCCCTTCTTGATCGTCGGCAGCTTTTCCACGGTGTAATCCGGCGGCTGTGGCGCCCCCACCTCCGGCGGCTGCGGCGGTGGTCCTTCCGGCGGGGCGGCCCCGATCGTCTGGCCAGAGACGGCCGAGGCGATGGATCGGCAGATGTCAGCGAAATACTTATTGTACAGGTCCGAGTCCGCCTTGCTATCCACGAAGCAGGTCTCGATCAGAATGGCCGGCTTTTGGGTGCCATTGAGGAAGGCCAGGTCGGTGCGTTTTTTAGGACCGCGATCAATAAAATCCCCGGCGTCAGCGACGGCCCGCGATACCTTCTTGGCCAGCTCCTGCTGGCTGACGTAAAGGCACTCGGTGCCCATCGGCTTGCTTGTGGTGTTGTAGGCGTTGAAATGCACGCTGATGTCGTAGTCGCGCTTCTGCGAGTTGTGAAAATTTACGATGCGGTTGAGGTTCTCGTTCTGCGATGTGGACACGTTGTCGTGGAAAACGACGCATTCGACCTTGGCCGAGCGCAGATCGTCGGCAACCCGCTCCACCACCCTGCGCGCCTCGTTGACCTCATCGAGGTAGCCGCTGGCGCCGCGAATATATTTCCCGTGGCCGGACGAAATGACAAAGCGCATGGGCTCCTCCTAACGATCCATTTCCCAGACGACTGATACTTTCCAACCTTTGCCGGAGCAGTAGTCGCGCACCCGCGCGCGCGGCCATCCCCGCATGTATTTCACGATGTCCGCAGCCTTGACCACGCGGTCGTCCTGCAAAACTATCCCGCAGTAGAAATGCGGAGCGTCAATCGTGGCAAGCATTTTCTTCATTCGTTTGGAGGTCCAATTGGGATCGGCAGTTCTCCGAAATTGATCGGCTTCGGTGGGTCGGTTGTCGGCGCAGGCTTCGGCTGGTCCAGCTTCAGATCGCCGCGTGGCGCCTGCGGACGCTCCGGAGCGGCGGGGCGCTCGGGAGCGGCGGGGGGTGGGGGAACGTATGAGCGCGGAGCCTGAAGCAACTGAAGCGCGTCGGAAGGCAGGATACAGTGAATTGTTTTTTCGGCCAAAATGTTAGTGTCTTTGATGATGCTGCCAAATTGCGCGAAGAGCTTATTATTGGCGTCGAACAGGGCCTGCGCCGTCATCTCGGTACGGGACGTGATCCGACTGGTGTAATAATACAGGTACACCAGAAGTCCGAGGTTCATCAACACAAGTGCAATCGCTAAAGGCTGCGACCGCATCGCGTCGATGACGCCGCCTACCGCTTTCCCCCCCTCTTCGAGTGCGCCCATTTCTGGCCTATGCTATGATGCGCGGCGGGTCGGTGCCCAAACACCGAGCCCGCCACTTGACCTCGAACCGATGGAGCGGTTGCGATGCCCAACGCCATTGATATCACAAATCAGCGCTTTGGCCTGCTGGTTGCGATCCGGCCAACCGCCAAAAGAAATTCTTCTGGAAGCATAGGGTGGCTCTGCAAGTGCGACTGCGGAAACACCTGCATCATCACCGTTGGCGACCTCAATTGGGGTAGCTACCGTTCTTGCGGCTGCAAGAGAGGCTACCATACGCACGGATATACCAAGGGAAGGAAACGGCAACCGCTCTGGGTTACTTGGCAAGGCATGCTCCAACGCTGCTACGATCCAAACAATATCGCCTACGAGCGATATGGCGGTCGCGGTATCAGAGTTTGTAAACGGTGGCGGCATAGCTTTGAAAACTTCCTCGCAGATGTTGGGGAGCGCCCACCCGGACACTCCATCGATCGTATCAACAACAGCGGCAACTACAAACCCGGCAACGTAAAGTGGTCAACACCAAAAGAGCAGGCCAACAACAGACGCCGCCGTCGGTGCCGGTCATGACCTCTTCTCCAGGCAGAACGCCATCTGCTTCTCTACCATGCGCTCCCAGATTTGCTGGTTCTCGGTGAACCGCTCGCCCTGCTTGATCTGCATCCAGGTCGAGAAGCCGATGTAGAAGATATTGAAGACCACCAGCGCCAATATCATCGGCGTCGTAGCCAACGAGGATATCAGCGTGCGTGCCGTGGTCCCGCCTTCCTCGATCGTGTTGCCCATGATCACCTCGGCGGCATCCGCTCGTTGAGGAGCTTGATCAGGTCTTCCAGCTGGTGGCACTCCACCTGTTGCTCGTCGGCATCTCGCTGCGCACGCATGGCGATGTAGCCCAGCGCCAGCATGTTGATGGTAACCGTCACCAGCACGAAGATGATAACCGCGGGTTTGATCCAGTCTTTCATTTGTCCCGGGGGCTTTCGGTCTGGGCCTTCATCACCAGTTGAATGTACCGATAGAGTAGAAGCCGCAGGAGTATCCTGCGTATTTCCTTTATTGCGGCAGTGCCGGCCATATCCGGTCAGTGACCCACGTTACGGCCACCGCAAACGCCACGGCAAGGAGAACAAGCACCAACGTCGTTGGCCAAGTCTTAGCCATGGAAGTCTTAGCCATGGATGGGCGCACCAAACACCTTCCAGCCGAGCAGCAGCAACAAGATGAATAACAGCAAATTGCCGCCGACCATGTAGTGATTTGGCCACGTCACCCACAATCCAAACACGAGCCAGAGCAGCATCAAGATCCAGAAGGCAAGTCCAAGGGTCATGTTGTCCTCCTATGCCCACGCGGCCGCAGTCATCCGCACCTTCGGGCGCTGCGTCCGTGGCGCCAGCCGTCGCGCGATGTCGTCGGTCAGGCCGCCGTGCACAATCATGCAAACATATTGCAATGCGTCGCTGATATGGGATGCCTCGTCCTTTTCCGGAGTGGTGCGCAGAGATCCGTTCTCGCTCTTGGTGAAGCGGTAGCCGCCGTTCATCGCTCGGCACAGGAATGGCGCGCCCTTGCGACTGATCATCAGCGTCGGGCCGCCGTTGGTCTGCCGCCCGAGCAACGCCTCAACCGCGCGCAGCCGCGGCTCGATCAGATTGCTGGGCGCGGGAAAGCACGGCAACCCCAGGCGCTTGAGTGCGTCGAAGCAGCTCTCCTCAGCAATCGTCCCCTTTGCCACCCCGGCCGGGTCGCCAACCACAGCAATGCGGTGGCCGAGATAGCGCCCCGAGAACAGTCGCGGTTTCAGGTTCTGATTCACCTGCTTCTCCAGCCCGATATTCTCGGCAGGCACCTCTTCGTGCACCAGCAGGCGACCCATGTGATCAACCTGGCAGATCAGGCTCCAAGGGTTGCGCCCGAAGTCCTGCCCAACGATGATCGGGTAGGCTGGAATGACCTCGGTGTCGGGAACGGTGTGGAAATTGTACTGGAAAGTATTCTGAAACACGCCTTGTCCGCTGGCGTCGGCCCCGTATTCGGCCAATACGTAGCGGCGAACCCAGGGGTCCTGCTCACCACGACCGGACACCGCACTGTCAACCAACCTGGTATAATAGTTGCGCCCCATCTTGATGCGTTCGGGATCATCGACCGGGAGCTTCTTGCTGAACTCTGTCTGTCCCACCCAATTGAGGTTCTCGGCATTGGGCGCAAGCCCGGATGGCTGTCTGAACACCTGCCAGTTGGGTGACGGGTTCTCCACGAACTTGTGCCAGGGAGACAGTTCGATCGGGAAATTGGTGTCGGCAACAATGCCGAACCAGGTTGGCGAGCCGAGCTTTCCGGAAGGGTAGCGCGGCATGCGCCCGGAGATCGGCCCCAACGTATTGATGTCCATCTCGATGCACTCGGAGATGAATGCCCCTGTGAGCTGCATACTAAGAAGTCTGGCCTGGTCGGCCTCCTCCTCGAACGGGATGAAGATCCATTCGGAATAAACATCGTGGAACTTGAGGTAGTAGGTGTTGTCGCTGACCTTCCAGTACCCTAGGGGCTCATCGCCGATGCGCAGCCACATGTCGCAATCCCGCAGCACGGTATCCTTGAGCTGGCGCAGCGTCTGCCGGACCACGGCAAAGCGGGTGTAGCGGGTGCCGTCCTCTGCCGGTGCCTGCTCCATGGAGCGACGCAAAAGCTCGATCACACATGCGGTGGTCTTGCCCGAGCCGATCGGCCCCATGAGGATGCGGCCAAAGGCTTCGCTCTTCATGAACGCAGCGCAGGTTGGCGGCGCCACGTAGGTCAGGTCCTGCTCCACCTGAAGATTCATTTGGCTCCATCCCTGAGGTCGATTCCCGGCAGGACCTCGATTTGTTTTTTACTGCCGGTCTCCTTTTCGAACCGCAACTTGGCGTCGGCCCCGAGGTCGATGTTAATGACGAACTTGCCGTCGCTGCCGCCGCGTCCCTCCTGATCGCTGGACAGCCCTGCCAGCCGGGAGAACAGTTTGCCAGCCTCGATCGCCTCCCGCAGCGGCTCGCTGTCGGAGCCCATGCGCGCGCCTAGCACCGGCAGGTTCTCCTCAAGGATGGCGGCGGCGCTGATCTTGATGCGGCTCTCGGTGTTGGTGGCGCAGTTCCAGTCGATGCTGATGGCGTCGAGAATGCGCTTGTAGGTGGGGTGCTCAGCGAGGCGGGCATACTGTGCCGGGGTGACGCCAAACTGGGGCAGAATGTCCTTGATCTCGCGGATTTCCATCACCACCTCGCGCGCGAGCTTGGCCAGTTGCGCGGGGGTAAGATCGGGCAGTGATGCGACGGCAACGTCGGTTTTCGGCATGTGGGGCAATCCCCCTCCTTCGAGGGGACAAGCATAGCCAGGCTTGCTTAATCAGGCATTAAGCCCGCCTTGCTAGCTTGCCCCATGGCAGAAGGTTTTGGATCGAGTGGGCTTCTCCGTGTCGTACCTCCTGCGGCACTGGAAGAGCGTATGGCTGCGAGCGCGCGGATGCAGGCCGAAGCGGAGGATGCGGCGGTGGGGCCGCCGCCGTCTCCGCAACTGGTCGGCTATGTGCGCTCGCAGTTCGAAATTTTCAGAAATCACAGGAATACGGTGGCCGGCTGGTCGGAGCGATTGCTCGATTCGCTGCGCACCTTCAATGGCCAATACTCCCCGGGCAAGCTGCAGGAAATCCGCAAGTTCGCGGGCAGCGAAATCTATGCCCGCCTGAGCGCGCAGAAATGCCGGGCCGCATCATCGCTGCTGCGCGATGTGTATCTCGGTGCGGAAAAGCCATGGGCGCTCGACCCGCCAACGGACCCCAGAATACCGGACGACGTGCTCAAGAATATCGACACTCTCATGCAGGCCGAAGCGCAAACATTCATGCAGGTCCAGGGCAGGTCGCAGTCCCCTTCCGATGTGCAGATCCGCCACGATGCCTTGATGGAATCCGCGCGGGATGCAGCCAAGAAAAAGTCTTACAAGCAGGCCACCACGAGCGAGGAGAAGATCGAGACCATGCTGCGCGAGGGCGGCTTCTACCACGCCTTCGCCGAGTTTCTCTTCGACCTGCCGGTGTTCCCCGTCGCCATCATGAAAGGCCCGGTGGTGAGGGTCATGCCGGAGGTGACATGGATGCCGGGCGGCGGGCAGCCGTCGGTTCAATACAAGCCGCGGCTGACCTGGGAGCGGGTATCGCCGTTTGATTTGTGGTGGACACCGGGCGTTGCCGACATCACCAATGCTGATGTGATCGAGAAGCTTCGCCTGACCCGGGCGGAAATCAACGAGATGCTCGATCTGCCAGGCTACAATCACGACGAGGTCCGGGCCGTCCTCGACGAGTACGGCAGGGGTGGCCTCTATGACAATTGGGATACGACGGACGCGGAGCGGGCAGTCCTGGAAAGCCGGGAGAACCCCGCATGGAACAGATCAGCGCTCATATCAATGATGGAATTTAACGGCAATGTTCAGGGCCGCATGCTGCAAGAATACGGCATGGAGATTCCGCCCGAGGACCAGGACGGATTGCGCGATTACGCGGTGCAGCTCTGGGTCATAGGGTCCCACATTATCCGGGCGCACATGACGCCTTCACCGCGGCAGCGGCACCCTTATTTCGTCACCAGTTTTGAGAAGGTGCCGGGCACCCCGGTGGGCAACTCGCTCATAGACCTCATTGCCGATCTGCAGGAGGGTGCCAACGCTACGCTGCGCCACCTGGTGAACAATCTCTCAATCAGCAGTGGTCCGTTTGTGGTGATCAACGACGACCGCCTGGCACCCGAGGAGAACGGCGAGGAATTGTACCCGTGGAAGCGGTTTCATGTGCGCTCCGATCCATCCAGCAACAGGCAGGACAAGCCGGTCGATTTCTTCCAGCCGCAGAGCAATTCGCAGGAACTGCTCGCAGTATTTCAGAAGTTCGTGGATATCTCCGACGACGTCTCCGCGATTCCGAAATATGTCGGTGGACAGGCGGGAGGTGGGGCCGGCCGCACCGCCTCTGGATTGGCCATGCTCATGGGCAATGCCAGCAAGATCCTGCAGACCGTGAGCGCCAACGTCGATCGCGATATCTTCGAGCCCGCACTGCGCCAACTCTTCGACCTCATCCTGCTCACGGACACCAGCGGACTGCTCACCGGCGAGGAGGAAATCTCGGTCGAGGGCGTGAACGTGGCGGTGCAGCGCGAGACCCAGCGGCAAAGGCAGATTGAGTTCTTGTCCGCGACGGCCAATCCGATGGACAGCAAGATCGTCGGGCTCAAGGGCCGCGGCGCGATTCTGCGCTCGGTCTCGCATACCATTGGATTGCCAGGCGACGAGATCGTGCCCTCCGAGGCGGAACTCGATAAGATGCAACAGGACCAGCAAAACCAGGGTGAGCAGCAGGCGCTGAACAACCGGGTGGAGCAGGGGATTCAGCGCGGCGTGCAGCAAGGCATCCAGAAGATCGTATCGGAAGTGACCGCGGGACTCCTTGCGCAGCAGCAGCAACTGCCTGAGGGTGCACCTACTCATATTGGAACGCTTCCAACGGGACCAATGGGACCAATGGGACAGCCGTCAGGCCCGGGTACACCTCCGGGTGGGCCACCATCGGGTGGCGCGCCTCCGCCTGGCGCCCCTGGAGGCCCATCTCCTGGAGGCGTTCCACCGGGCACTCCACCCCCTGGCGGATCAGCTCCCGGGCAGGCGGGTGGATTGCCTGGCGCTGCCCAGGCACAGGGAATGAAACCCTCGCCATTGGCGACCGGCATGGGTCCCCAGACTAACCTCACTGGAAACCAGAGCGGCCCTGGAGCAATTAAAGTCGGCGCTGGCCCGGAGTAGAATGGAGTAAAAACAAATGACGTGCGCCATCGTCGCCAACGCAAACCGGAAGAATCAGCCGACCGTGAACATCGTCACGACGAAGACCGCTTCCGTGAAGTCCCACGCCCAAGTTACTGCGGCCTCGGCCGGCCATACCGTCCCAACCTATCAGGCGAGTGGGGGCACCATAGCGGGCCTCAAGACCATCCACATCGCCGGTTACTCCGGGCCAACATGAAGGAGGCATCGATGGCAACCAAGGTCTATCTCAACACGCCCAAGCACGCCGCCCCAGGCGCCATCGTCACCATGGGCGCGTACATGACGACCATCGCCGGCGTCACCGGAGCAACCGGGTTCAAGCAGTACAAGAGTGTGGATAAGGAATCGGTGGTGCCGATACTGAGGTCCTATACCTCCATCATCAATGGTCGCGGCGTGTCCGGAGCGTCAGTGCCTGTCCTGAAGAACATCGATGATCAGCGCGTTCCCGTCATACTCAAGTCGATGTCCACGGCGCTGAACGTGCTGAAGCCGTGAGCGGGGAAACAGAACTCTGCCGACTCGCGCGCAAATACGGTAGTGATAAAGGCGGCAATCACCTGAAGGCGGGCGATACCTGTCATCGGTACACGGAAGTCTACGATAAGCTATTCTGCGACAAGCGATATGCGATCAAGTATATTCTTGAAATCGGAGTAGGCCATGGCTGCTCGCTGCGGATGTGGGAGGAATACTTCTCATCCGCGAATATCGTCGGCCTGGACAACAATCCGGCATGCCTAATCAACGAGGGGCGCATCAGATGCTTTTTTGCTGATCAGGCGAGCGGAGATATGCTCGACCGAGCACTGAAACCATTGAAGCAGAAATTCGATATCATCGTGGACGACGGTTCGCATGTTGCCGACCATCAGATTTTCACCGCCAACTTTCTGGAAAAATATCTTGCGCCGGAGGGGATTTATTTTATAGAGGACATCCTCTTCGATTGCAGGCCGGAGAAGATCACCGAGAAAATCAATTGGGGCACATGGGCGGCTCTCCCTGTGGGGTTTGGCCTTGGCCGCGCCCATTGTGAGTGTGGTGGCTGTAACGTAGGTGAAGTTCTGTTGGCGGGGTCGCGATAAGGAGGGACAGTGAAGCTCGCCTGGAACGCCATAGTTAAAAATGAAAGCGCGATTATAGAGCGGTGCGTAAAAAGCCTGCTGCCGTATATCGATTGTGGCATAGTGGCGGATACGGGTTCAACGGACGACACCGTCCGCATTATTCAGCGTTGCTTCGACGGTGCCAACAAGCCATTAGAGGTGGGCCATGTGGCCTTTCATGATTTTGCCCAATCCAGGAATGCTGCTCTCGATCTTGCGCGTGAATCTCGTCTGGGATTCGACTACTTGGTTTTATCAGATGCCGATATGGAATTGGTGGTTCCCGATCGGGATGCCTTTGAGCGAAGTATTGCCAGAGGGGTGGCGTCTTACGATATGCAGCAGCGAGCCGGCGGACTCCATTACTGGAACCGGCGCCTGTTAAATCGTAAATCAAAAGCACGATACCTGAGTCCGGTGCATGAATATCTGGACGAAAGTCAATCTGAGGCTTTAGAGGGGCCGTATTTCATCGATCATGCCGACGGGGCCAACCGGCCAGGAAAGTTCGAACGCGATATCAAGTTGCTGCGCGAAGTGCTGGAGACCGAGCCTAACAATACACGCTACTGGTTTTACCTTGGTCAGTCCTATCGCGATTCCGGCGACTGGGAGAATGCAGCCAAAGCCTATGCCCGGTGCGTGGAACTCGGTGGCTGGGACCAGGAGAGGTGGAATGCGCTCTACAATTATGCCTTCTGCGTCTTGAGCCTGGGAGACGAATCCAAGTTCGTCCACCAGATGCTTTTGGCCTGGAACCTGCGGCCATCGCGCGCCGAGACGCTCTATGATCTGGCTAAGTACTTCCGTGAGCAAGGCAATCATATGCTGGCCACGCATTTTACGCTGGCGGGAATGAAAATTCCGTACAGTAAGGATGCGCTGTTCGTTTCCGACTTCGTTTACCGGTTTGGGCTGCGCGAGGAGCTTTCGATCTCCGGCTTCTATCAGCCGGAAACCCGGGCGGAGGCCTTCCGTGAATGCGATGCCCTGGCGCTCGATCGTGAGGCTCCTGAGGTTACCCGCGAGCAGGCGCGCACCAACCTGTTCCACTATCTGCGGCCGTTGTCGGAGTATATGCGCTTCTCCTCGCAGCCGCTCCCGTTCGATGTCAATGACGACTGGAAGGCGATGAATCCAACCATCGCGCGCGACGGGGACGGCTTCATCGCGATCGTGCGCACGGTGAACTATGAGATCACCGAGAGCGGGCACTACGCCATCCACGGCAACGCCGAGTTAGGCCCGGACAATCCCATCGTAACTCGTAATTTTCTGGTGCGGTTGTCCAAGGATATGGCGTGGCTATCGCAACTGGAGATCCACGACCCCATCAACATGCCTGCTCCGCAATGGGGTGCCGTGCGCGGTTTCGAGGACATGCGCTTGTTTCCCAGCGGGAGCGGCATCTGGTTCTCATCCTGCGTGCGCGAGATGAACCCGGAAGGGTGGTGTGAACAAATTGTCGGCCAGCTTGTGGGTAACCGCATCGCCGATTGGTGGAAGGTCATCCCGAGCTGGCAGAAACAGCATGAGAAGAGCTGGGCGCCGTGGAGGGGCGCGAAATGGGTCTATCGGCTGGGCACCATAATCGATGCCGAAGGCCAGAAGGTCCTTGAGGAAGTTCCCAAGCTTGCTACCAACCACATCGGCGGGGGAACGCAATTCATTCCGTTCGAGTCCGGCTGGCTCGGCCTGGTGCACGAGGCGCGGCCTAATCCATGGAACGGAAAGCGATACTATTCGCACCGATTCGCTGTTATCGACCTGCATGGCAAACTGACTGCGCTCTCCAGGCCATTTGTTTTCCACGATCGCCAGATCGAGTATGCGATGGGTCTGGCTAGAGCAATGGACGGCTCGTTGGTAGTCTCCTACGGGGTGCGTGACTGTGAGGCCAGGATAGCCAGGCTTTTCTCTGACGAAGTCGCGAAGTTTCTAGACGGATGACACCGATGACAATTCGAGAGCGAGTTGAGCAGGCACTTAGAGATTGGGCCGCCCCAAATTTGGTGGACGCCACTGGTCTTGCCTATGCCGTGCTGCATGATTTGGAGGTTGCCGGGTATAAAATTGTCGAAGCGTCGAAGCCTCTCGATGAGAAATGAAAATCGTTGCTGTAACCGCTTACGTTCCAATCCCGGGGCATCCACGCACGCCCGAGCAATACCGGGATTTGCTTGTGCGATTGTTGGAAACCGATATTCCACTGGTTTGCCTGGAGGGCGAGTTGGAAGGTTGCTGGCTCTACAGGTACCTGCGGGAGCGCGGAAAGACATTCACGCATTCGGTAGCAGAGAACCCTGCCAAAAACTCTGTGGCCTATCACTGCGTGCAAGCTCAGAAGTCGGAATGGCTCACGACGGTTGCCCACCTCGCCGAGGTCCTGGTGTGGCTGGATGTCGGGATTTTTCATCTTCGCGGCGTGACCGGCAGGATCATCCGGGACTTCATGAAGCGGGCCGCCGGCGAGCGTGCAGTAACCCTCCCTGGCTCCTGGGAGCGGGATTATGAATATCGCGATGAATGGCCGTGCTGGCGCTTTGCTGGAGGTGTCTGGGTCGTGCCGCGAGCGCATGTTGTCGCGCTCGATACGGCAATGAAACAGGATTATAAACGGCATTTGCGAGAGACGAATAACGTCTCTTGGGAAGTCAACACCCTCGCCCGCATGGAGCAGCGAGGGATGGGACCGCCTCTGTTCTGGTATCGGGCGAATCACGATGCTTCGCTGTTCACGAATTACCGAAAACTGGAATATGCCGACATTCGTTGATGAATAACCTTTTCGAGTACGACCTCGCCACGAATCCCCTGAGCTTCGAGTTTTTGATTTGGCTGATCCATGCGGAAATGGCCAGGCAGCGGCATAAGGCGCCCGCACCGTTGCGGATTAGGTTCATAAATGTCGATAGCGCAAAGGCGGAAGCGTGGCTCAACAACGTATTTCGTCCACTGCTGCCCATGATCGACGCCGTGGAGGACGAGAGCGAGAATGGCGAATTGCCATTCAAGCCGCTATTCTTGTCGGTTGAACTTTTCCTGAATGAGATCGCGGCAGCGGCCAGGTGGGGCGAGGAGGTGCCGCGACTGCATGTAGACCACATTGGAGTACCTGTCGGACAGTCGCCGGTAGTTATCACGTTGCGGGAAGTCCTGTATTGGCCGCATCGCAACAGCAACCTGCGGGAATGGAAAAAGTTTGCAGTCGATCTGTGCAGCAAGGGCGAGCGGGTGATTTTCGTGCGCGATACAGCCAAGGCCAGAGAACCACTCGAAGATTTTCTCGTTTGCCCAGACGCCTCGCTCAAATTGGATGTGAGGATGGGGCTGTACCAGTGCGCCAAAATGAACTTCTTCGTGTCGAACGGCCCGGTGGCAATGGCCATGTTCAGCCGGGTTCCGTTCATCTATTTCATGACGCAGTACCCCGGCGCGCAGGTGCCGCGGTGGCCGTGGGCTACCGAAAACCAGCGCACGATCTGTGCGGTGGACAGCTATGAGAACTTGTCCAAGGCGTGGAAGGAAAGCCAGCGGCCTTAATGTGCTATTAACTCCTTGGCCGTATCCTGTGGCCGAAAATGAAGGAGAAGCGCGATGGCGAAGATGACAAAGGAAAAGTCTGAGCACGATGTGACGTTCGCCAAGGGCGGAAATACCAAGATGTTCCCGCAGCAGTATGCGGCCGAGCAGGAGGAGGGCGAGACCGGGCACGATACCAGCGGCAGCGGTGGAAAGTTTGCAACCGGGGGCTCCGGCAAAATGTTCGGGTTCACTGGCTCCCAGCCCGCGAAATCTGGACAGACAGGCGCGCGTTGATGGCACTCCCGAAGCCGCCAAGGCCGGTGCCCGCGCCAAAGCCGATGGACCCCAACAAGGCGATCATGGCGGCGCCGCGCATGAAGCCGATCGAGGCGCGGAACTACGGCAAGGGGATTACCCCTATGTCCGCAGCTCCAACCATGCCTAAGGGCGGTCCTCTCATCCCCAAGATATTGGGTGGCTGACCATGGCTTTCAAAAAGCACATGACCCCATTGAAGGTCGGCGGCGGCGGGCAGCGCCGTGGCCGGCCAGGGCACGGGATCACCATGCACAAGGGCAAGGGCGCGACCGAGGAGACGCTGCCATCGCGGCAGGCCCTGAGCAAGCTGACCGAGGGTGACCCCATGGACCGGACCATGAACGATTACGGCAAGGCGACGCCCCCTATTGGCGCTCCTTCCGCGGGCGCGCCCAGCGTGAGCGATCTTGCCAGCGCTCTGGGTCCAGGCACCGGTGCGGGGATGCCCGGTGCTGCGCCAATGCCTGGAGTTCCACCAGATGAAGAATAATCCAGCAAAACGCCGCAGGTTCTACAATTTGAATGTTCTCGCCGCTATCAGTGAGATCGACTACGAAGACAAAATGCTCAATCTTGGCGACCGTGTGAGGTTTCAGCCTCGGCCAAACCCAGCGCTAAGTCTCATGCCGGAGATCGCCATTTTTGCCATGCTCGCGCGTGAACAAGCAGCCAATGACGGCATCGACCAACGAGTTGACCCAGAGAGCGCTGTTCCTCCGAAACGCAGCTCCTGAGCAGTTTGCTGAATTCCTGGCGGCCCTTCGAGCCTACGTCGCGGACCTTGCACTCGATGTTACCGATGCGGGCAACGACGATGTTCTGCGAATGCAAGGACGGGCGCTCACCGCGCGCGTGATGCTGCGCGTGCTGGAGGAGTGCGACAAACACAGGAGAACCTGATGGCCAATATAGAAGTGGAGAGGGAGTCACCGACAACCCCCAAGCTGCCGATCGATGAATCGGTCAAGGTTCCCAAGCAGGTCCAAGAGGCCGCAGAGCGTGCCGAGGCCTTCTACACACCGCCGCCAGAGCAACCAGCTCCAGAGGCCGCGGCTGCTCCAACCCCACAAGAACCTCAACCAGAACCGCAGCCTCAGACTGCCCCGCGGCAAGAGGAGGAGCAGACCTGGGAACGGAGGTTCCATGGGCTGCAGGGACGATACCAGCAGACCGTCGGCGACTTGCAACGGCAGCTCACCGAGATGGGCAACGAGCTGATCCGGCTGCAAGGCCAGCGGGTGCCGGCAAATGGACAGGCGCCCCCCACGTTTCTTACTCCGGAGGATGAACAGAATTACGGGCGCGACCTGATCGATTTCACCCAACGAGCAGCACAGCAGGCCATCACCCCGAAATTGTCCGCCTTGGAGCAGGAGAACGAACGCCTGCGCCACATAGTGGCACAGCAAAGCCACAGCACCATGACCTCCTTTCTCGACTCCCAAGTGCCCGCCTGGCGGCAGGTTTATGCCGATCCCCGTTTCATGCAGTGGCTGAATTTACCGGACATTTATTCCGGAGTGCTACGGAAGCAGATGTTGACCGAGGCGGCCAATGCGGGAAATGCCCCGCGGGTCGCCGCGTTCTACAAGGGTTTCATCCAAGATGAAGCCGCCACGGGTCAGATCGAGAGTGCCCCGCCTCCGGCGCAGCCCAGCGCTCCCAACCGGCAGGCCGCAATCACTCTCGAATCGATAGCAACCCCTGGCAGGGCCAGACCAGCCGCAGGTACCCCAGCCCCCGCTGGCAACGGACCCGTATTCACTCGTGCCCAGGTAGACCGGTTCTATGCCGATGTGCGCCGTGGCGCCTACAACGGACGTGAACAGCAAAAGATGGCCGACGAGGCCCTCATCATTGCCGCAGGTCGAGAAGGGCGCGTCCGTTAACCCAGGGGCGCTCACGCACTGAAATGCGGCGGCCCCTAAACACAGGGGCCGCTCATGGCTATCCCGAGTGCGGGTTTTCCTGGCGCAACGTCAGGCAGTACCCCGGCTATCTACCCGGTAGGCAGCACCGGTAACCTGCTGCAATCCACAGGCTTTATTCCTGAAATATGGTCGGGAAAATTGGTTGAGAAATTTTATGCCTCAACCGTTTTGGCCGCGATCAGCAACACAGACTACGAAGGCGAAATTCGTAACTACGGCGATCGTGTGAAAATCCGCACGAAGCCGACGATCAGCATCCATCCGTACAAGGCTGACGGCCTGCTCGGTCTCGACCGCCCGATTGGCGGTTCGGTGGAGTTGTACATTGGGAACGGGTATTATTTCTCGCTCGTCCTCGACGATGTGATGGAGTTGCAGTCGGACCTCAACCTGCTCTCTATGTGGTCCGATGATGCTGCCCAGCAATTAAAGATCACCGTAGACACCGAAGTCCTCGACGGCATCGTCGGAGGCATGGCTGCCGGCAATCAAGGGGCCACGGCCGGCATCATCAGCGGCAGCATCAACCTCGGCGTAAAGGCAACGCCGCTCTCGGTCGTCGGGAAAAACCCCGGCACGGGTGACATCGAAATTCTCGATGTCCTTATGCGCATGGGCCAGTGCCTGGACGAATACAACGTCCCCGAGGTTGGCAGATGGGTCGTCATGCCCTCTTGGGCAGGTCGCATGATCAAACAAAGCGAACTGCGTCAGGCCTATCTGTCCGGCGACGCCGTCTCGATGCTGCGCAACGGAAGGCTGGGCGAGGTCGATCGCTTCACGATCTACATCTCGAACCTGCTGCCAAACAACAGCACTGACGCGGCCAACTTCAACGCCGGCTCGTGGCCGATCTTCGCTGGCCACGCTCATGGGTTAACTTTTGCCAGCCAAGTCTCCAAAGTAGAAACGTTAAGAAGTGAGATGGTCTTCGGACAAATCCTCCGTGGGCTACAGGTCTATGGCTACCAAATCCTTGATGGTAAAGCACTTGTTCAAGCCATAGTCACTCCAAATAGCTAGTACCAGGCCCTCCCTAGACGGGGTCTGACGATCCCCGTCCAACTTGGCGGGGGTCTAGCCGCCCCCGCTGTCTTTATCTGAGAGGACCATGCTCGGACGCCAACCGCTGACCGTCAACGACATTCGCCAGCGGATTGTGGATTACACCGACTGGCTGGAGACGGGGCAGCGGCTTGTTGCCGCGACCGTTACCGCGTCGTCCTCGAATGCTGTCATCAGCAATGTTTCATTCAGCACGACGCGGGTATTTTTCTTTGTGCAGGACGGTGTGGATGGTGATATTTTTGATGTTGTTATTCAGATAACGAGTTCTGATACGCAGATCAAAACGGACACCATTCAGTTTTACACTGTGCCGATGACGGGGACATCGACCGTTATCGGGAGCGGGCCTACGGGTGCGACCGGGCCTACCGGAAGCGGGGGTACTGGGCCGACGGGTGCGGCCGGACCAGCAGGAGGGCCAACGGGGCCGACGGGTCAAAGCGCGGTTGGGGCTACGGGTCCTACTGGCCCCACGGGGCAGGGTGCAACTGGAGGTCAGGGGGCGGCTGGCGGCGTTGGCGCTACAGGCCCCACGGGGTCTCAAGGCACGGCCGGAAGCCCGGGATCTCCTGGAAGCGCAGGTCCCACCGGGGCACAAGGGGCTGCTGGAACCACGGGGCCAGGGGGACCAACGGGAGCAATAGGAGCAACAGGAGCAACAGGAGCACAGGGCACAGCTGGGGGCGTTGGCGGTGTTGGCGCCACGGGGCCAGGGGGAGCAACAGGAGCAACGGGAGCACAGGGCACAGCGGGTGGTGTTGGCGGCGTTGGCGCCACGGGGCCAGGGGGACCAACAGGAGCAACAGGAGCACAGGGCACAGCTGGCGGCGCTGGCGGGGTTGGCGCCGC